TCTTTTCTTCATTTTGATATTCCTCCACTTCAAGTTTTGTTTGTAATGCTCTCCGCATTAACGAGGTCATTATAATACATTTCTACCAGAAAAGCAATGCGGTTTTTTCCGTTTTCTTACCGTGGAGAAGTCAAGTAAAAAATGCACCAAATTTTTGTGTGTTATTTTGTGCATTTTTAAGCATGGCAAATGGACCGCCAGTAAAACCCGTCTGGCAGCCTTCCGCTTTATTCTCCAATTTTTACGCAATTTTAAGTGCAAATGTGGACAGATTAGACCTGTGCGCCCTCCATTTCTACCCATTCAGCCAACACAGCGTTGGCGCAGCGTCCGCCTAAAATCCCTCTCGGGTAATCGTTCATCCAGTTTTCGATTTTCTTTACCTGCTGTGTGGAGACGTCTGCCAGCTTGGTCCCCTTCGGGAGCCACCGGCGGATAAGAGTGTTCGCGTTCTCGTTGCTGCCTCGTTCAAAGGCGCTGTACGGATGGCAGTAATATACGTGTGTTCGCTTCTTCTTTGTCAGGCACGACCGCTCAATCCCCTCGCAGTCCGCAAACTCACTGCCGTTGTCCACAGTGATCGTGCGGAAGGTGCGGCGGAACAGCTTTGACCCCAGCCTTCTTTCCAGTCTATCCAACGCCTGGACGGTGCTTGCCATGGTGCCGTCCGGCATTTTTATGATGATCTCCCGCCGGAACTTTCGCTCCGTCAGTACCAGTAGCCGTGTCAGGTCCTTCTTGCAGCTCTCCACCGTGTCCATCTCCCAGTTGCCAAAGAACTCCCGCTCGTTGATTTCCTGCGGGCGGTCCTCAATGCTGTCACCTTTTGGCAAATGCGCGGCCCGCACCTTTCGATAGGACTTGTTCTTTTTCTTGCCCTTCTTGGGCAGGCTCTTATTGGTCACGCCCAAAAATACGCCCTTGGTGATGTAGGAGTACAGTGTCCACTTGGAAATCGTCACAGAGAAAATCAGTCCCTCCTCTTTGATCTTGAGCAAAACCGCCTCCGGGGAATACTTCTCGTTTACGATTTTGTTCTCGATGTATGCGGCCAGCTTGTAGTCGTTGCCCAGCTTCAAGGCCGGACCCTTGGCCGCAAGGTTTGCCTGGTACTTATTCTCCGCCACATCCGGGCAATACACTTCCCGGTCAATCAGGTCCGTGGTCCGCTGTATCGTTGCGCCCCGTTTCAATTCCCGGTAGATTGTGGAACTGTGTACGCGGAGCGCCGCAGCGATTTCCTTCGGCTTCTTGCCCTCCCGCCGCATCCGCTCGATTTTCAGCCGGTCCTTCCACTTGAGATGGGAGAACCGCCGTCCTTTTTCACTGCTCATAGTCAGTTCCCTCCTTTTTTGGAGGGATAATAACCCATAAAAACGCAGAATGTCAAGACCATAAATGCCCTGAAAGCACTGATGCCGTAGGCTTATAGCCTACGGCATAATTATTTTTCTTCCGGCTCCATCAGCCAGTCCGACGTGACGCCCAGCACCTCTGCCAGGGCGCGCAGCTCATAGTCCTGTACCATGCGGCTGCCGTTTTCTATCCGGCTGATCGCGTCCTGTTCCAGGATGACGCCTGTGGTCTGCACCTTCGCCGCCAGGTCCGATTGTGTCAGGCGTTTCTTCGTTCTCATTTGGCGCACCCGCTCGCCAGATATGTTTCGCCGCCCATCAAGATCGTATATCTTCAAGTTTCGCTCCGCTCCTCGTATGGGATATTTCCATAATTTATTTGACTTTACCATAGATTTTGATATTCTTATGGTAATATCCCATAATTGCGCAAAAAATATAGATCGAGGCGAGAGCTATGAAGGCGTACATTATTTCCGTCGTCGTTTTTTTCTTTGTTGGCTACCATGTTTTGCCGTTGGACATCTATCACAGCAAACTCTTTTTTGCTGCCGGGCTTATTCTCCCGCTTCTGGTGGTCCGCGTGCTTGCACACAGTTTCCGAGGCAAGCAAGCCCAAAATCCTGCGTCTCCGTCCAATACCAATGTCACCGCTCCACCGAAAACATCTGTCTCCTGTGTGTCATCCCACCCGATAGTCCCGCCGCACAGCCGTGATCTTCTATACCCGCAGCCGCTGATACCTTTTGCCGATCTCGCAGAGGGCGGACACGGGGACCCCCGCGCGCTATTTTACGCCATCCGTCACCTCAACCCGGACAGGAAACGCCCGTTTACGGTCAGTGATTTGGATGCCGGGGATTTTAAGGGCGGTGCAGAAGCGTGCCGTTTTCTTCTCCGCCACAGCTTCATACGAGAAATAGACCCTGGCCTTTCCCTCGCTCTACTCTACTCAAAGGACGAGTTAAAGGGCCTCCTGCGTGATCGTGACCTGCCGCTAAAAGGAAGCAAAGAGGAACTTGCCGGGCGACTTTTGCAAAGCGGTTTTCGCCCCGACGGCAAAAAGCACGCCCGTAAACTGTACGAACTGACCAGCATGGGAAGGGAGCTGATAAATTGCCACAGCTCCGACATGATAACCGCAGTTCACAACGCCACACTTGCAGTCAAGCGGGCGGACTTTTCCAAAGCAATCTCCGCCTACCGCGAGTATGATGCCACATGGGGCTTCGCTCATTCCTCTGGAAAAAACCACACCATTTTCGCCCACTTCGATATTCCTTTCAGCCGCTTTGATTTTATAGCGGGCTACCCTATGCCCGAATTGCATAATTCCGCCGACTTCAAAAATTCTTTGCGCGCCTGCCTGATTGCCGGTCTCATGCGCGGGGAGCAGGGACGCGCGGAGCTGGCCTACTGCTTCCGTGATATATGTCAGGAACAGATACTCTGTCCGAACATCACCCGCTATTTCTCCACGGAGGACTTTGACGACTACACCGGCGCTGTAATCAAACATGCGATGGAGCGCAAGATCGAGTATGACAACGACAATATACTTGAATATTACATCTCCCGCGTGCTGTACTTGAGCAGGCGGGCATAAGCGCAAAAAATCTCCCGGCAAGGCCCGCTCTGGACCCCGCCGGGAGATTTCATTTATACACAATTTTTTCTGATTTGACCGATGGCCTCTTTCAGTTTATCGAAGCCAAACATGGCGGCATAAGCCACGGCGAAGCCCACCACCACAGCGGCGGCCACGTGATACCAGAGAACCGCGATGCTCATGTACGCGGCATAGGCAAAAAATGCAACCAGCGTCAAGACCATAGCTACCAGCACTGCCAGCAGGTTCGTGGGCAGCTTGTCCCAAGTGGCCTTTTTCAGGACCTCCACGATGACGTTTGTCACGGCGGTCAGCGCGCCGATGATGGCGATAATGACCGATGCGTTCAGCGCAATTTCCATACTGTTCTACCTTCCTTACTTGGCAGGAATTTTCAAGACCTGCCCGATTTTGATGGTGGCGGATGTCATGCCGTTCAGCGTCATAATCTCCTTGTACCGGCTCCCGTTGCCGAGGTAGGTACTTGCCAGCCCCCATAGCGTGTCCCCCTTGACGACCTTGTGGGTGCGGTATCCGTTGACATTGGAGCTGCTTCCGTCGATGTCGGCGGTGTCCACCCAGCCATACACGGTGCTTCCGCCGCCAGTCACTTTGACCAAGTGATAGGGATGCTTTGCTCCCTTGGCCGTCTGCGTCACCTTGGCCTTTCCGGGCTTACAGGACGGGCCGGTGGCCGCATTGGCGCTGGCGTAATGCTTCGTCCCCGTGAACTCCACGATGTCGCCCACAGCATACAGGAGGCCCGTCCCGGCAGAAGGCGCTTCCGGCTCCGCCGCCGTCGCCTTCTTGGCGTAGTCCGGCACGCCGTATCCGCGAATGTACCTGCCGTTCACTTTCAGCTTCCGGTATCCCACGGCGTTGCTGATATTCCCCTCGATCACGGTGATGGTGTCGCCGGATACCGCCGTCACAATGCCCACGTGGTCTGCGCTTCCGGTGTTGTCCGTTTCCGCGTAGTCGGTGCCGTCGGCCCAGTCGTAGAAAATGTAGTCGCCCGGAGCGGGAACATACTTGTCGTCCTCCACCCAGGCCTTGAGCTTCTTGAACAGGGCGATGTGCTTTTCACATCCGCACTCCGTGGGGATGATGTCGGTCAGCCCAGCAGCGATTGCCACCGCACTGGCGAAGGTGCTACACCATGCGTCCGTGTACTTCACCGCATAGCCTCTGGCAAGGGGCTTGTGGCTGTTGTACAGGTCGATGATCTTCTTGTGGCTGCCGTCGCTCTCCTTGCACCCAAGATAGCTGACGGCGATCTCTACGACTTTCTTTCTCAGATCGTTTTCTGTCATATTGCTTCCTCCTACTTGTTCCGCCGGACCGGATGCGTACTTGCCGTAATACTTCTTTCCGTATCCCGCCCGCTTTGCCTTCACGGCTGCGCCCATATCCGCAGGCCGCTCAAACTGGGTGAGCACGATGTCGGATGCCTCCTGCACGCTGGCGGTGCTTGTCAGCACGGCAAGGACCTTCTTGAAGGCCTCCCGCAGCTCTTTCATCAGGAAGTCAAGCTGCATTTCCAGGTCGCCGATGCTCTTGCGGCAGCTCTTGGCATAGTCGATCAGCTCCGCCTTGCGGGAGCAGAATGTCCACTGGGCCAGGCCGTACCCCGCACCGTCGGTCTCAAAGAGCTGGTACTTGCCGCTGTCCACCGCCGCCGTGTACCCGGCGTCCGTGTATCCCAGCTTTTTCTCAAAGCTGTTTTGCAGATTGTTGGCTTTCAGGCTGCTTTCCGCGTAGAGATTTCCCATCAATCCCGCCGCGCCGTGGTCGGTCAGCCCCGCCGCTTTGAAATAATTCCAGATTTTTTCCTCGTTGGTTTTGCCCGTCAGGGCCATGGCTTGTCCCTCCTTACTGATCGCCGGTTCCGGCGTCCTCCGGCTCCGCCGCCGGGGTCTGCGCCTCTGTGATCTCCGCAACGCTGACCGCCGTTTTGTCCGGCCACTTGTTATGCTTGCTCAAGTTCTCAACGGCGGATTTGATGGCGTAGGCCAGCACCACGCCGACGATCTCCGTAACCGCTGTCGTTGACAGCGCTTCCGCGATCTGCATTTTGTCCAGTGCGGCAAGGATATAGCTGCACCATACCCAGGCAAACCCGTTGCCCAGGCATATCCAAACCACCCTTTTCATGGTCTCTGATTTCTTTTCCTCAATGCCGCCGCTCACCCGGAGGGCGCGGACCCTCTTTCGCAGGCGGTTGATGGTGCTGCGGCACAAGAGGAAACTTACTCCCGCTCCAATGAAAAAGGCGGCCACGATCATCAGTACGACTTTCATGGCCTGCCTCCTCACATTCCGAACTGGTTGAAAACAAAGCCGATCACGATACCGATAACAGCGGTTGCGATATAGCCCACTACCTTGCGCCACATCTCGCCGTCCCGGCCTTCCAGGACCTCAAGGCGCTTTCCCTGTTTTTCCTGCTCCTTGACCATGTTCTCGATGCTGGTTGCCAACCGCTCTACCGATGTGGTCAGCGCTCCCATTTCGTGCACGCTCTCCTCAAGTAGCTCGATACGCTTGTCCTGGCGTTTGTTTTCTTCTTCCAGTCTGCGGCGGAACTCCTCGTGCTCCGCCCGCGAAATAGGAGTGTCCATATTGACGCCCTCCTTTCTCCGTTGATGGCAATATGGGCAAGGGCCGGACGGTTTTCCGCCCGGCCCTTGCCAGTTACGCTTCGTCCCCCGGCAGACTGTCCGGCCATTCATCGTGGCCGATCAGGGCAACGTACCGGGCCTGCACCCGCTCGATGTCCTCCGCCAATGCCAGGGCGTCATGCTGTGCAAGAAGTTTCTGCTGCTCCGCCACGATCTTCGCCAGATCACCGCAGATGCCGCACAGCTCCTCGATGATTTTCAGGTTACTCACCCGTCTCGCCGCCCGGATAGTTCTCGCCCGTGATCTCTCCGTACCGTTCAGCGCTGATCTTGCCGCCCTCCACACGGGCAGCAAGCTCCGCCTTAACGCCCTCCTTGCGGGAGGTGGGAACCTCGTCCCAGGTCCTCGTTCCGGCTACCAGCCGATTGGCCCAAATTACGTTCATCTGTTTTTCCTCCTTCTTATCCGTTGGTGGTGCTGTCCAGCTCGCACAGGGCTTCCTCTACGGCTGCCAGCCTTTCCTCCGATGCGTTGTCCATCTCGCACAGAGCCTCCTCCATGGCGATGATCGCCGCACCGGTTGCTTCCTCGTTCTCGATGATGCGGGTGCGATTGCGGAACACATACTCGGATGCTTCCGCCTCCCGCACCAGGGCCTCGGGCGCATCGGGAATGGCGCTGCCGCCGGGCAGGTTATATACCTCGCCGCCCACGGCGATACCCTCTGCCGTGTCCTCGGTAGCTTCCACAAAGACGCCGGTTTCCTGGTTCCGCTTCACATAGCGGGGCCGCTCGCACAGGGCCAGCAGCTCGCCGTTGCTCATAATTTCATACATAGGTCGTTACCTCCTCGCTTTGATGTGCAGCGCGTCCGCGAGCCTTTGCAGCTCCGGCACCTCCGCCGCGAAAAAGTCCTCGTTGAACAGAATGACCTCCACGTCCTGTCGCAGGAAATGCGACCAGTTCCGTTCTAACAGTTCGATCTCCTGGTCGGTAAAGCGCTGCTGCCTGCCGTCCGCGCCTCTCCGCACCCTCTGACTGTACGCGATGGCCCAGGTCAGCTTGCCGCGTTCCAGGCCCATCCCGTCATCATTCCGGGCAAAATGCTTCTTGGCGTTCTCGCTGGTGGCAAAGCACACGGGCTTGCCCTCGCGGGTGATGATAAACTCGCCTGCGGTTTCCAGTTCTGTCCCGTAGGGGATATTCAGCGTTTCGCCGCAGGCGGCCAGCTTCTTAAATCTGTTGTGAGCCACATAGATCATGCGCACATTTCCTCCTCAATGACGGCTCCATGCCGCCGGTATATCCATCCGGCCCCTGTCCGTGAGGCCTTCATCGTACATGGGAACGGCAAACGCCGCCCCGCCAGCTCCGCCGCGAACGCCTGTGTAAACCGTTCGTCCAGCGAGCGCAAAGTGTCGTAGCTGTTACACCGTTTCGCGTGTGCCCGCCACGACTGGTAAGACTGAAAGACATCCTCTGGTTCCATCCGTCCCTCGTCTACCCAGCGGCGAAAAATATCCATCTTCCGCCGGATTGCCCGGATGCTCTTTCTGGACAGCTTCATGACCACCTTTCCGTTCTCCATCAGCCTCACCCGCATTTTCAGGAAAGTAAAGCTGTGATGCCGGAATGGGGTGATGATGTTCTTCTTGTCACTCATGGCGATGCCCATTTCCTTTGCCAGCCGGTACAGGTTCCGCTTGATGTCCTCAAGCTCCTCCAAGGAGTTGCTGATCACATAACCATCATCCATATACCGACCGTACCCGTGTATGCCTCGCACATCCTTCACATAGTGGTCGATTGGACTGGCATAGTCCAAGGCGATGATCTGCGACACCTCACTGCCCAAGCCTACGCCCCGGGCCGCTTCCTTGTCGGCGGTTTTCATCTTCCGAAAATCGTCCACAAAATCGCAGAACAGTGCATACAGGCGGTCGTCCACGATCTTTTCCCGTGCCCGGCGCTTGATCTCCTCGTGTGGCAAGCTGCCGAAATAGCTCTTGAAGTCGAATTGGTAGATGCCGCCCTCGGTTCCGTACTTCCGGTAGTGGTCCCGCAGGTGCTTCTTGAGCCGCTTGAGCTGGAAGTCCATACCCTTGCCGTGCAGGCTTGCAGTGTTGTCGTAGATGAAACTCCTGGAATACACGCCTGTCAGCAGATTGGCGCACAAGCATTTCTGTATCGTCCGCTCCTGAATGGGAAGCGCGTCGATATTCCGCAGTTTCCCGTGTTCCACTGTGGAAAAGCTGTGAAACCCGCGGAATACCCGCGTCCCGTTGCGCAGACTGCAATATGTCCGTTGGACCTCACCCAGCAGGTTCGTCTCAAAATTGATCGTCGAGGTTTTCCATCTTGCCCCGTTGCAGCAGGCCTTCCCCGCTGCACACAGGTTCTTGAAAGACATGACCTCCTCGAAGCTGGCTCCACCGGCTTCCCGCGCTTTGCGCAGTCTCCGCGCCTTCCGCCGCTGGTATCTGGCCTCGTGCCTCTCCTGGCTATTCAATCATGTTGCCTCCAATGCAGTATCCCACCCGTACAGCGTTCGGCCTGGCGGGCGGTTTGCGAGCTGCATGATTTCCCGCACCTGCGCCGTCTGCCGCAACGGTTTTCCAATAGCTGCGTAACGGTTGCTCATGTAACTGGGGTACTACCGTTAAAACCCCCAGCCATGCAAGAAGCGTCCGGGCCTCCGTATCGGGTGGCAATTTTAGGAATGAAGCCCGCACGCGCGGGCCAGTCTCCAAGGGCCAAGTTCTCCTTTAAGGGGTGGGGCGCGGCTTCGCAGTTCGCTACTTGTCTGGCCCCATAAAGTTCTTAAATCCCGGCGCAAAGCCATTCGAGTAGTAGGCGTTGTTGTTGTTCGCGCCCCCGCTCGTGTTCACATTGCAGAAGTTGTTCGAGTTGTTCGCATTGACCGAGCGGAGCCACCAGTTGCAGGCGTGGCCGTCAGAACTTGCCCTAATGAAATTATTGTGGTTTGCCCTGTCGGGCCTTCTGGTATCCGCTCCACCGGCGCTTGTCGCTGTCCAGCACGCCCCGCAGGCAGGAAAGCGCCGTATTCGCCAGCGTCGTCCAGGTCTGGAACGTCCGCTCATACTCCTCCTTGTTCTTGAAGAAGTTGTTTCCGTCGTCCACCAGTTCATAGCAGAAGGTGATCTCACCCAGCAGAGCATCCGCCCGGGCCGTGGCGATCATCAGGTAGCGGCGGCGCAGTTCATAGTCCCGCTCGCTCATGTCCTTGTGGACATAGATGCTGTTCCCGGAGATCGCGTTTGTGTAGACATCGCCCGCCAGTTCCAGCAGCTTGTTGGTCGTCACATACCGATAGCTGGCCGGAAACTTCCGCACGATGCGTACTGTGGCCTTCCGCAGCTCCCGCGCGTCCGCCACGAACTGCGCCGCAGCGTCCTTCCTGCGGGATTTATATACTGCCACTTTGGTTCTCTCCCTTCTGTTATGCCGCCCATCGCCCAGGCGAGGCCGGTTTTCCGGCCCCGCCTGGGCGGGATTTGGTCTGGTTCTGGTTTGGATACTTGGTGCGTGTCGTTTCGCTTGCAGGGACTTTCGTCCCCGCAGCTCCACTTACGATGCCGGATTTCAGATTAGGCCACCTTAAAGCCCGGCGCAAAGCCACGCGAGTAGTAGGCGCGGTAGTGGTTCGCGCCCCCGCTCGTGTCCACACTGCAGAAGTTGTACGAGTCGTTCGCATAGACCGAGCGGAGCCACCAGCGGCAGGCGGTCGTCGTCGCGCTGTGCTGATACTTGACCTTGCTGTTGCCGTTGGCGTAGTAATCGTACTGTTTCTGGTAGTTCTTCTCTGCGTCGTTCGCGTAACCGCTCCCGCTGTATCCGTAGCCGCTTCCGAATACTTCACACTCGGCCAGCAGCCAAATCTTATCCGACGTACTGGTAACATAGCTTGCGGTGTTGGACCCGCCGCCCGTGTTGTCGCTGTACTTGGTGCAGGCGGCGATAACATTCTGCCAGGCTGTAGGCAGGGCGGACAGGAACGCCGGGCAGATGGTCTGCCGCATATAGCTGGACTTCCAGCCGCCGGAGTTTGTGTTCGAGGTATTCATGCAGAAGCCGGTTCCGGTGCTGCCGTAGCTGTTCACCCACGCGATGTCAACGCCGCCGCTGGTCTTGCCGAACTGGAAGTGGATGCTGTTGCCGCCCTCCACAGCGCTGTTGTGGTTGAAGCCCAGGATAAAGGCATAGACAGTGCTGTTGTAGGTCAGGCCGCCGAAGGTGCCGTTTACCGCGATGCCAACCTTGTCGCCCACGCTCCAATAGTTCGCCGCCTGCCCGGACTGGGCCGCAGCCTGAATAATATCGGGGGTGTTGCTGGCAAGCGTGCTGCTTGGCACACTGACGCTCACAGCGATGGTCTTGTTGGCCGGGGCCGTGTGGTTGGTGCCAGCCGCCACCTTCACGGTGATGGTGGCGTCACCGGCGGCAAGACCTGTGATGATCACGTTGGTCCCGCTGACCTCCACCTTTGCCACGCTGGTGTTGCTGGACGTTGCGGAGATCGTGCCGTTGCCTGCGCGGGTCACGGCTACGGTCTTTGTCAGGTTGGAAATATCCAGTGCAACACTGGTCGCTGCCAGGGCCAGGCTTCCCGCCGCCTTTCCGATAGACCACGCCACGGTCTTTGCGGTCTCGGTGCCGTCGCTCCACTGGTAGTTCGCCCCCGGCGTCACGGTCAGGCTGTAACTTCCCGCATTGGTGGCGCTGGTCGTGCCGCCCAGGGTCATCTTGGCGCTGTCGTAGCCGGAGAGCGTCGGACTGACCGCGCTCCCCGTGTAGGTGGGATTGCTGGATACAGTGGGCACCTCGATGGATGCCTTGCTGATACTCCAAGTGATTTCCTTGGCGTCACTGGTGCCGTCCGACCACTTATAGCCCTCGTTGGGCGTCACGGTTGCGGTGTAGGTCCCCACATTGGTGGCGGACAGGGTGCCGTCAATGGTCATCTTCTCCGGGTCGTACCCGTTCCAGGCGGGCGACTGCTCGCTCCCGTTGTAGGGCAGCTTGCCGTTCTGGCTGGGTACGGTGCTGATCGTGCTGTTCATGTCGGTCAGCGCCTGGCTCACCGCGTCCGCCGTCTCCTGGGCCTTGGCCGCCGCAGCGGCAGCATCATCCGCCGTGTTCTTGGCGGCGTTGGCGGTGGAAAGTGCGCTGTTCGCCGTCTCACTCGCCGCCTGCACGGACGCAGCCAGGGCATTTGCCGCCTCTTGGGCGGCCTCCGCCTTGGTGTTGGCGTCGCCTGCTGCACTCTCCGCGTCCGCCGCCTTCTCCATGGCCGCCCCCGCCGCGCTCCCGGCCTCCTGGGCCGCCAGCAGCGCGGCGTCTGCCTGCTCCTTGGCCTGCTGTGCCACCTGCCTTGCGATGGTGGCATCCACCCCGGCAGCGCCCGGGGTATTAACTTGTCCTAATGCCATGCGTTACTCCTTCCCACTGTGCAGCCAGTATTCCGCCGAGATTTCCTCGGTCGGTGCGCTGACTGCCCTCAGTCTGATTTTTCCCTCCAGCGTTTCGCTGGTCGGGCACAGCCCGCAGGACGCAGCCGCACTATGACTGCTCACGGCAATCGTGATGTCTGCCCGCGTCCATGCGGTCACGCCCGGCACGGCGATGTCGATGTAATAGGGATAAGATGCTCCGGTCTCCTCCTCGCCGGTCTCGTCGATCTCCACGGAGGTCCACCCCTCCGCCGGGATAATAAAACTGACGGGCGAAACCTTGTCCGCTTTGCCGATTTCCAGCTTGTCCATTCGTTCGTCGGCCATGGCGGCAAAGCTCTTGAACTGTTCTAAAGTCGTGTTTTTATCGTCAGCCAACTGGGTTTCACCTCCTGGTAAAAGCGAGAGGGGACAGGGTGGTGGCCCCGCCCCCTCTGTCACTGCTTAATCGCTGATGTATGGCGCTTTAACCCTCAGTGGGGGTCCACACCTCGTCCATGGCTGCGGCGAACTCGGTATCGGTAGCCTGGGCGGCAGCCACGGCGCTGTCTGCGTAGGTCTTGGCGTCCGCCAGGGCGGCGGCAGCAGCAGCGGCAGCCTCCTCGTCGGTGGCGTAGGTGCCCATATCGGCCACATTCATCTTACCGGCCAGAGCGGTGTCGATCTCCGTCTTGGTGTAGTAAGAGGACAGCATCGTGTCGATGGCCGCTGCGGTGTAGTAGTCGCTGAACTTCGCCTCCACGGCAGTGATACGGGCGATAGCGGCGGTCAGGTCGTCGTCGGTGGCATACTGGTCGATGTTCAGCCCGGAAATGGCGGCGGAGATGGCGGCGGTCACCTCGGCGGTCTTTGCGTAGGCAGACAGGTCCACGGTGGTGTCGTCCAGCAGAACGACGCTCTCGCCAACTTTGGCGTAGATGTCGTAGTGGCCGGTCTCGTCGTTCATCATCAGGTACATGGCGTTGGGGTCGGCGTCAGCGGCGTCGGGCAGGACCTCGACCTCAACGAAGTATGCGTGGTTGGCATTGGCGATGGCAGTCTGGATGGCAGTCTGCACCTGCTCGGCGGTCTGATAACCGGCGGCCTCGATGTTGCCCACGCGGACAGTCAGGGCGTCCAGGTCAGCCTTGGTGGCCTTGGCCGCGATAGAGGCCAGCAGGGCTTCGTCCAGGTCGGCCTCGGAGATTTCGGACTTGTAGGCCAGACCGGCCAGGCCCTTGATGGCAACGGCGGCACCGTTGACAGAGATGGTGCCATTCTCCTCGCCGGAAGCGATCAGGATGTCAACCATCTTGTCGGTGATGGTCAGGGCAGTGCCATTGACCTTCACTCCATTCAGGATATTGGCCTCGCCGCCGGTGGCGACCAGGCCGTCAACGCGGGCGGCAACATCGTTGATCTTGGTGCCCAGGGCCTCGTCCTCGGTCTTGACTTTTGCGGCCAGCACCTTCAACTGGTCAAGGTTGATGAATTTGGACATATCTTCGTCCTCCTGTAAAAATATTCATTTTCGGCCCGTGGCCGGAAATGTCGATAAAAATACCGCCGTGTCGTAACGGCGGTGCCATGTGGAAAAAGGTTATTCGCCGGTCTCTCCGGTAAACACTTCGTCAATAGCGCCTGCGGTCTCCTCGGTGTTTGCCGCGTCCACAGACATGACGCCCTCGTCGTCAATGACGAGACCGTCCCCTACCTTCACACCTCCCAGTCGGTAAGGCGTTGCTGTTGGCAGTACGTAACTTCCGTCTCCGCTTGCGCCTGCGCCTCCCTGGCCCACCAGCAGAACGCTTCCGGCCAGGTCGCCGTCTGGAATAGACATCGCCCAAAAGCGAAGCGCGCCGGTCACAGTTTCCACCGTGGGGCACAGCTCGCAGGCCTTTGCCCGCGCAAGACTGTCCAGGGCCAGCGTCACGATGGGCGTGTGCATGGCCGTTGCCTGGTCGCATACAGCGTCCGCCCGGTATGGGTAGTTCCCGGCGTTGATCTCGGCCCCATCTTCCTCCATGTCCGCATTGACGGATTGCCATGCGTCGTGCGCGATGGTGAAGGCCACAGCGACGGCGGATGCCGTGTCGATAGACGGGTCCAGCGTAAACTCAAGGGCGTCGCTGTTGGTCATAACGATGTGCATGAGAATGGTCAGCGCAGCGGAAATGCCGTCCTCAATGACGGCCTTCTCCGCATCCGGGACGTTGCATACCGCAATCAGGTCCCCGGCGTCGTCAATGATGCCGCACTCTCTCACGGTAAAGCCGCCCACCTTGGCGGGGATGACGACCTTCACGTCCAGCATATTGGCCGACTTGCTGTTGATCTCTTTGCTGGCGATGGGGCCGCGCCACACCTCATTCACAAGGGTGGTCATTCCTGCCGTGGGGACGTAGTAGCTTCCGCCGCCGTCACCCACCACTGCGGCGACAACATTGACCTTCTCGCCGTTCAGCGCGGCGTTCGTCATCTTCTGGTTCCCGATGTCGGTCACAAGTGTCTTGTACTTTCGGTCCTGTTTGGTGACAACTACGTTTTCAGTGTCCATGTTCATCCTCCCCCTTCCGGGTAAATTTCAACGACCTGGCTTGCGGCGGTTGCCCCGCCTTCGTCCAGCTCTGCCGTTGCCTCTACTTGTGCAGCCAACTCCGGCCAGACTTCCAAAGCCTGGTCGGCGCTCACCGCGCCGCCTTGATGCCGGGCCGCTGTGATTTCCAGCGCTTCCGTCAGCTCCGGCCAGACCTCCAATGTCTGACCCGCGCTGATCGCGCCGCCGGTGTTTCTTGCCGCTATGATTTCCAGCGCCGTTGCCAGCTCCGGCCAAACCTCGGTCATCTGTCCCACAGATGCCGCGCCGCCGGTGCTGCGTTGCCCGGTGACTTCCAGATTGGTTATCAGTTCCGGCCAGACCTCAATGACCTGGCTCGTGGCGCTGCATCCGCCCACTGTCACCTTCGCCTCGCACTCGTAGCGAATGTCGATCACGTCCAGGTGACTTCTCTCGTTTTTGGTAGTCAGAATACCGTTCTTTAGCCTGTGGTATTCCTCCAAACTGATGCCGTTCTCCGGCAGGTCCAGCAACACCCGGAAACATCCGGCGTTGCCGTCGTATTGAAACCATTCCTCCACGGTTGCCCCGGGGTAGATGGCGTCCACTTGCAGCTTTACCGCCGCAGCGGTGCCCATCAACCGCCGGACCGTCAGCGCCGATTTCACAGTGCGGCGTTTCTGCTCCAACGTGAAAGAGGTGTCGTACCAGTCGATCTTCCAGTTGACGGCCAGAACATCCAGCACCGTTTCCGATGCCGTATCCAGCCGCGTATAGATTTGGCTCTCGTCGGTGTAGTCTAACGTCCGCCCCAGGACGATACCCAGGGCCTCAGACAGAGCGATGACCCACTCCTGCCCCGCCACCACCCTCGGAAGGCCGTCCGTTATCCGGGCTTGACGCAGACTTTTAATCATCTTCCAGCCCTCCGTAGGTCACGGTGCGCTGTCCCAGCTTTGGTAGCTGGGTTTTTCCGATCACGATGTCAGTCGGGGCCGTCAGCTTTACCCGCTTAGCCCCCGCCGAACGGATGCGGAACACCAGCTCCGTCGGGTTAATGTCCCGTCCCATCTTCCGCTGCCAACTTGCGTAGTCGTCCACCGCCTCCGCCACCTGCGCCTGAATGGTCCCCGCGCTTTTCTGGTCGCTGCTTCCAATCCAGTACGTCAGGTCGATGTCGTAGGTGATCTCCTCCGCCGCCGGGCAGTCCACAATGTCGGTCAGCGGGCGGATGGTGTCGCCGTTCAGGTATTCCGCCAGCTCCGCTCGCTCCTTTTCTGTGGGTAATACGCCGCCGTTGAGCACCACATACACGTGTACCAGGCAAGGCTCCGGGCTGACGATCTGCACGTCGTCCACGTCCGTGCGCCACTCCTTCGCGTAATAGGCGTATGCGTCTCGCGGTCCCGCGCAGGAATACTTGCTTGGGGCCAGCCATACGCGCTCCGTCAGACTGTCATCGTCCTCAACGTCCAGACCTCCGGTGCTGTTCTCGGTGTTTACCACACTCGCCACATAGGGAATGGGGTCCACCAGCGTGTCGATCTCTCCTGCGGCGATGCCGCTGCTTCCCGCTCCGGCCTCCTCCGCCTGTACCGGCACATCCGCCGTCAGCTCTCCCGCCGCGATCTCGGCGTAGTCCACAGTGTTGAAATACTTTCCACCCTTGGTCTTTACCCGAGTGCCCGCCGGAATGGCGGTCGGCTCGGTCCGTGTCCCCGAAAGGGTGAAGCGCACGATGCAGGTTGCCCGCCGGGCTTCCTGCCGTGTGATGCTGAACAGGCCCGCCAGCGCGTCCAGCGCGTCACCCGTGGACGTTTTCAGCAGCTCCGCCCGCCCCTTGGCGTCGATGTACTGCATGACCTGGTACAAAACCAGGCTGAAAGATTTGATCATCAGGTTCTTGGTGTCGGCGTCTCCCAAGGTGGCCTCCCGCCCGGTTCGCTCCTTGAAGATGCGCAGATAATTTGCCCGCACCAGTTCCTCGGTCTCTTGCAGGCTCATGTTTTCAATAAAGCTGATCTCCGGTACGTTTGCCAGTTCTTTGATATTAGACAAAGCTCACCACCACCTTCGGGACGATACCGCCGTCCTTTGCGTTATTTACAGTCCATTCGACCTTGACCACCCGGACCCTCGGCTCATACTGTTCTGTTTTCCGCACGAACTCCGCCGTCAGCAGCGCCTTGGCGGTTTCCTGCGGATTGTCCAGAATGTCGATGTCGATACCAAAGTCGCGGTCAAGGGCTTGTTCTCCGGTCTCTGTTCCATACAGTACTTGCAGATTGCGGTAGACCTCCTCCCGGGTATCGTCGTCCACATCTCCGGCTTCGATCAAAATGACGGTTTCCTGCGTGTTTATCACGGCTTGCCCTCCCTTACGTGTATTCCTCGATGGTTAGGCTTACCTTGCACTCGATCAGCGCGCCGCCGTTCAAAACCGTGTCCCACGTGTCGCTCACGCTGACCAGCTTGAACGGATGCTCTGACAGCGGCATCCCGCCGATGACGAACCAATCGACGTTCGGACTTTCCGCCATCCGCTGAAAGAAGTCCAGAGTAGACCGTGGGCTTGCGCCGTCCTGCGCCCGCAGCAGAATGTCCAGGGTGTAACTTTTTAGCTTCGGCCCCGCCCACTGGCTGCGCGCCTTTCGGCCAATGATCTCATGATTGGCCCAGTCGCTTCCGGTGCTGCCTTTCAAATTGCTTGGGGTGAATATCTTCCGGTTGCTCACCGTGAATACCCGGCCCATGTAGCTGCCCACCGCCATCGTCTCGACCTCCTAACTGAAAATCGGTCACAGGTCCAATGTGGCGGAACTGCCCGCCAGATGTATCGCCTGCGCCGTCATGTTGATTTTCCCGGCGGATTGGATGGAGATGTCGCCGCTCTCCCCGATGGTGATGGACGCGCCGTTGATGTTCAGCGTGACAGCGCCGGTGATATTCAGTGTCACCGGCGCTGTCACGGTGTCCCGGATGTCTCCCTGAAACTCCCGCTCCACCTCTCCTGCGTAAAGCTCGGCGTTCTTGCCGCCCACGGTCAAAGCCCGGTCGCCGCCCACGCCCTCGTCAAGGTTGCCTTCGGCCTCCATGCTGATGTTCTCTGCGGCGTCAATGGTCACGCTTTTTTCCGCGCCGATGCCAACGCCTTCCTTGCCGTGGATGCTGACGCTCTTTTCCCGGCTGGTGATCTGCACCAGCTCCTCCGCGATCAGGCTGATAGGGCCTTTTGCCTCGTCGAATATCTCGCCGTTGCAGTTGCGCCCGGTCCTCCTATCGGTGAACTGGGTGTAGGTCCCGGTGGTGGCGTCATACCGCTCGTAAGCCTGTCCCGCCGCCATGCCGTATTCCTTGCGGTAAAGGCCCTCAAAGCCCTCCGCCGGTTTGTTGCTCTTGTTCCACACTGTGCCGGTGGTGGTGCCCGCCGCCGTTCCGTTGCTGATGTGGCAAACGCTGACGATCTGGCCCACCCTCGGCATCTTGTATTCGCCGTTGCTCATGGCGTTTATCCGCCGCGTCACGGTCTTTCCACGGTCTGCATAGGTCACCTCATAGGTCCCTCGCTCGTAATCTATGGAGCTGACCCGCCCCGTGCGGATGATGCTTTCCGACATATTCCGGCCTCCTTACTTGCTCTCCCCGGTGCCGCAGTAGCTCACCGGGACCCAGCCGGTCACGTTCTGGCCTACCGGCAGTTTTCCGCAGCGGTCTGCGCTGTTGGTCATTCGGTAGCGTCCGTTTATCAAAATCCCGTCGTAGAAGTAGTACACGCCGCTTTTATAGCAGCTCGGATTTGCCGCAGTGCTGGTGTAGTAGAAGGGCGCTCTATCCAGCGTCACCGCCGCGCCCGCTTCCGCGCCTGCCTGGGCGCTGGCCGCGTTCGCCGCCGTACTGGTCTCGTAGGTGGTGCTGTACTCGGTGTCGCTGGTCTCGGACCCCTCTGTGTTGTACAATAAGGTCCCTCCCACATCGTAAGGGTGGAAGCCCTCTCGGACACCGCTGCACTCAAAGGCGGTTGTAAATCCTCCGCTCTTGTCGTACTTGTGCGTCACCTTATCCACAAAGTATTTTCCGTTGATGCCGCCGTCTCCGCCCGTCGGTCCTCCGCCGTATCCGGTAATGGTGACCGTGTTGCCAGCGCTCACCGCCCAGTCGCCCGGCACAGAAAACCGCAGTTTGATCGTCCCGTGGTTTGCCCGGTTCAGCTCCGCGCAGAGCTGAACCGCCGCGTCCTGTACGCTGGTTGCCCTGCGGTTGACCGCCTTGATATGCGTGCCCCCGCCGACGGCGCAGGAGATGTCGCTGTCGTTGTCTGCGTCCGTGTAATCGAAGGTGCCGCCGGTATAGGTGCCGGACAGGGTAGTGGTCCAGCTCATGCTTCCCGGGATGATGTCTGTCCGGTCGAAGTTCCGTACCGCCTTTTTGGCCTTGTATGCCTCCCGGTCATAGACCCACAGCCGCCGGGCGTACACCTTGAGCACCAGTCCGTAATTCTGGCACAGCGTGTTGTAGTAGCTGCTGTCGGTTCCGTCCTGCTCGTCGCACTCGATCTCGTAGTCCTCCGCGTCATAGGTAAAGCCCAGCCCGTACCGGGCCGCGATGGTCTCTCCGATGCGCTTGATGGATGTGTTCTTCCAGGTGGCAGCCCGCTCCGTCTCGCTGAAATTGCTGTCGCTGGGCTTGCTCACGCCGCCGAGCTGCAACGTGGTCGGGGCGTCGGCGTAGTTCACGTCATCCACCACGAACAGTCCGCAGTCCATGGCCCGCTCGTCTCCGGGTCGGTTCCAGTCGTGGCCCAGCAGCCGGGGGTACAAGGTTGCCCCCTTCTGCGGCATCCACTCCCACATCCATTTGCTGTCCTGGGCGTCCAGCGTGATGTCAATGGTGTCGCTGTCATCTGCCGCATTGTCCACGTAGGTCAGATTTTCCACGTAAGGGGATATGTCCGTCCCTGCGCCCGCGCCCAGGGTGGATACCACTTTTGGCGTGGCCGTCTGTTCCGTGGCCGCAGCGCTGGCCTCGCCGCCGCTTCCCGCGTCCATCCATCCGGTCACGTTCTGTCCCACCGGCGTCTTGCCCACCCGCGACGGGGTGTTGGTGACCCGGTAGCGCCCGTTTATCAAAATGCCGTCGTAGTAGTAATACACGCCCGTCTTGTGGGTCGCAGGGTTCTTGGCCGTGCTGCTCACATAGAGCGGCGTGTTGCTCAGCGTCACCGCTGCGCCTGCCGCCACACTGCCGGAGCTGGCAGATGCGGCGCTGCCGCTTCCTTCCGCCTGTTCCACCTGCGCAGCGGTCTGCGTCAAAACGGAGTACGGAGTGTTGCGGTACAAAACCGCAAGCCCGATGCTTCTGGCCTTATTCATAGCTCGCCTCGTATTTCCACGGCGGCAGCGTACCCACGCGCGCGTCCTTTACCTCCGGGGTGGTCAACACCACCCCGGAAGAAAAGCGGAACGTGTCGATGTGCTGCGGGTTCGCCGCCATCAGGGCGTCCGCATGGTACTCGCTTCCATAGACCTCTTTGGCGATCACATCCCACGTGTCGCCGCTCTTTGTCGTGTATGCCATGCTTTGCCCCTTTCGTTAATAGCTTACTCTGGCGCGCTTGCGCACCATCTGTTCATACCATGCCTCGAACTGTTCCTTGGCCTGCCGCAGTGCCTCGTCGATCACATCCTTGTCGGCGTTGCCCTGGATGACGATGTTTGGTGCAAAGGTGAAGCTGCCGGTAAAACCGTCGTCTCCGCCGCCCACATCTTCCAGCTCTACCACATTCCCGCCACTCACGGATTGTAGCGCCTGCTCTGCGCTGACGCCCAGCATCCGGCCAGCCTGTGCCCAGGTGGCGATGTTCTGCGCCCGCACGCCGTTCTGGAAGCTGATAACGGCCTCCGTGCCAGCTTCGCCCGCGATGCTCACGCCGTCGGTAAATCCACCCTTTGCCAGCATGGGGATTTCCGGGATATTGATGGAAAAGCTCTTGCCGCCGATCACGGGCACCCAGTCCGGGATTGTCAGGCCCAGGCCGTTGATACCGGAGATAGCTTTGTTGATCAGCGCGATGACCGCGTTCACCGGCGTTTTCAGCAGCCCTTCCAGCGCTTGGAACGCGCCCGAGAAGATTTGCTTAACCCCTTCCCATGCCTGGGACCAATTTCCGGTAAATACGCCCGTGATGAAGGAGATCAGGCCGTCGAACACGGTCTTGATGCCCTCCAGGATTGGGCCGATGCCCTGCGCCAGCGCGTTGATACCGGCCAGCACGGCAGGGACCACCACGGAAGCGATGCTCATAATCACCGAAACGATCTTCTCTACGATAGGCATAGCCGCCTGAATGGCCGAGCCAATGATCTGCATACCTGTCATCACGGCGGAGCCGATGCCGGAGATGATGCCCGCGAGATACGGGGCCGCTTGGGTGAACAGGTTCAGCACCGTCGGGAAAACGGTCGTGGTCAGGAAGTTGAAGATTTCCTGAATGATTGGCTTCACCGTTGTGTTGGCAAAGCTCACGATCTGGCCCACCACGCCCATGACCGATTGTAGGATGGTGGTCAGCCCGTCAAAGGCTGCGCCTGCTTCCGGCCCGAATAGGTTGACAATGCTGTCCCGCAGCGGTGCCAGTGCTTCCGCCACACCACCGTCCACAAATAGGCCGCTGATAAAGCTGCCCACGTTTTGCAGCACGCCGATGAAGCTGTCAAAGATGGCAAGCCCCTGTTCGCCGAACACATTCTCGACGATGCCCCGGATGCCCTCAAGGTTATCCCCCAGGATGCTTACCACGGCGATGATTGCCGAGATCACGCCGATCACCGGCGCGGCCCCGGCAAAGATGCTCCCGAAGCCCGAAGCGATGGGACCCCACACGCTTCCAAGAACGCCAGCGCCGGAGCTTGCCACGCTGCCAATGCTTCCCAGCACTCCGCCGATGGCCTTGCCCGGACCGGAGCCGGTGATGGCCCCCAGCAGGCCGCCAGCCTTACCCAGTAACCCCGAAAGACCTTGCTGGAAGATGCTGCCCTGGATGGTTGCCGCTGCGCCTGCGCCCGCGACGCCCTTGCGCAGCGGAAGCGTCAGTTTGTTCAGCACACCGCCGATTGCTCCGCCCGCCTTCGTATTCCCCAGGGTGCTCCCCAGGTTTCCCATGGAGGAGAAGATGCCTCCAAAATACTGGCCGATGCCGCTGCCGCCGATTTTGCTTTTCAGTGCGTTCCCCACGCCCTGGTAGCCGGACAGCAACCCGGGCGTTCCCGCCGCAGCGTTTAGCAGGCCCGTCGTCCCCCTGACGCCGTTGCCGGAGATCAGGCTGGACACCGTGGCGCTGATCGTTTTGAAAAAACCGTTGCCGGAGGATGCGCCTCCGAAGGCCGACAGCAGGCTTCCCGCCGTTCCGCCCGCTTTCTGGCCGCTTTTGAATAGGCTGGATATTCCTCCCAGCAGACCGCCGGAGCGCTTTCCGCTGCCGCCGGGGCTTCCCAGCAGCAGGCTTCCCGCTCCGCTCAAAAGGCTTTCAATACCCGGCGCAAACTTCATTCCCACGAACACCGCCGCGATTTTGCCCAGCGTCTCCGCCACCTGCGGGCCGTTGTTTGCCAGGTAGTCAAGCCCCTTCTGGATATAGGGCAGCGACTTGTCCATGGCCTCGGCCAGCTTCTCAACGCCGCCGCTCGCCAGTTCTCCCATCGTTCCGGCAAGTTGTTCCAGCTCCGGCATATTCTCTCTGATCGCGTTCATAAAGTCGATCATCGCCAGGCTGAACTCTTTCTTGGCCGGAAGGAAGGCGTCGCCGATCTCGACCTTCATGGCATACTTCGTATTTGCCAGCATGGTGTCGATGCTCTCCGCCGTGCTGGCCTTGATGATGAACTCCCGCTCCATGCTTCCGGTGTACAGGTTCGGGTCGCCCACCATTTTCAGCGCGTCCGTGAACACGTCCATGTTGCCCACGACCTTCGCGTTGCCTTCAATGGCCCACTGTCCAAACAGTGTGCTCAAGGCCGCCACCTGCCGCTCGTCCGGCAGATTGTTGATCGCGTTGAAAACGGACAGCAGCGTCCCCACGCTGTCCTCCTGCATGGATTTGGCGACGCCCTCCGCCGTCATGCCAAGCTCGGCCCACTGCTCTTTCATGGCCTTGGTCGCGCTGCTGCCCTTGCTCAAGTTGGTGTAGGTCCGCTTGACGCTGGTGCCCACGCGGTCGCTGGAAACGCCCGTTGCCAACATGGCGTCTGCCAGGGCCGCCGTGGTGGCAACATCCGCGCCTGCGATCTGGCCCAGGGACGCCGCAGCGTTGACCGCTTCCGCGATCTCCGCCGCCGTAGTCGCGCTGTTCGCGCCCAGGTAGTTGATCTGGTCGAACAGGACCATGATCTGTTCATGGTCCATGCCAAAGGCCTTTTCCCATTTGGCGGCCCAGTCGCCCGCCTGGTCGGCGGTGATGTCCATAGCTGTGCCTACCATGGCGACGTCCTTCAAAAATCCGGTCACGTTGCCGCTGGCGTCTATCTTGATAAGGTCCTCCATCGCCTTGCCGGATTGACCGGCAGCGGCGGCAAGCTGCGTCAGCTCGTCCGCCGTATAGGGAATTTGGGTGCTCAAATCCAGAATGGCGTCCTTCATGGTGCCGTAGTTGTCGGCAAACGTCTTGCCGTTGGCGGCCAGATTGTCGCTGATCTTGCCGCTGGCGTCTGCCAAGCCGTCCACGTATTTCACCACGTCGCCCATGCTGGCCTCGAACTCTTTTGCCGCATCGGTGCATTTTATCAGCCCGGCCACCGTCGCCGTCGTCAGTGCGCCCATGGCCGCAAGTCCCGCCGTACCTACCTTGCTCATGGTGGTGGTCAGGCTGCCCAGCATGGAATTGGAATTGTTGATAGCTGCCGTCAGGCTTTTGTCTACCTTACCGGCGATCTTAATGCTTAGCTCTAATGTTTTGTTCTGCGCCATTCCTCCGCCACCTCATTATTCAGCGCTATAAACTCCTCCACAGGCAGTTTCAGGTAGAAATCCACGCCCGTTCTGGTTACGGCTGACAGGCGGATGGCCGCTTGCCGCAGCGCTTTCGCGCCGCCCTTTACTCGAAAAAACCGCTGTCGTTCACCGCGTTTTTCAATTTCAGCGTCTCACACAGGGGCAGTCCCGTGAAAAATTCCTCCGGCAGCCCGGTCGCCATGCTCGCCAAGATGCAGGCGAACAGATAGTTGAAGGAGGTTTCTGTCACCATGAAGCCCGCCCGGGCCAGCCGGTTCTCCGCCTCGCTTTCATTCATGCTGTTCAGGTCTGCGATGCCGTTCAAGTCCACTTCGGTATATGTCTTGCCCTTGAAGTGGCAGGGTTTGGCGAGCCGCATCACATGGTTTTCCGTGTCCGTGGGTACATTCATGTATTCGCGCACAGCCCCGGCCACTCTGCGGCTTGCGCCGCGCGGCATCAGCTTGAAAAGCTCAATAGGCAGCTCGGTCGCCCTCGCGGCGATGGCCCTGGCAAACGCGGTGGTGGTCTCGGTCAGCATCGCCGCCGCCACCTCCCGCTCGTTGAAAAGCTGTCTCTGGATGTCGATTGCATCCTTCACGGTCAGCCTATCCAGCCCGGACAGGTCGAGATTGATATACTCCGTACCCTCGAACTTGTAGGGCTTGCCCAGGCCGACCATGCGGCGTTCCTCCTGTGCGGTCTCCTCGTTGGCCTCCGCCTGAATGTTCTTCTCGTCAGACATGGTAGTGTCCCCTTTCTTTTGAATATGGCGCGGGCCTCACTCTCTGCGTTCGCAAAGAGTAAGGCCCGCTTTGAATGTCGGATTAAGTCAGCTCGGAGATGCCAGCCAGCATATCCTTGCCGTTGACCTTGTATACGCCGTTCAGCTTGTCCACTTCCAGCAGGGGAGCACCGTCGTTCTCCACCAGCAGATAGGTCAATTCCAGAACGACTTTTGCCTCCATGCCTTCGCCCTTCTCCACCTTGCCGGGATTGAAGGTCTTGACGCGGCCCATCTCCACCACGCGCAGTCCCTTGAAGGCATAGCCTCCGGTCTTGTCATAGACCTGCTGGGCGGCCCGCAGCGTCAGGTTGACCACGGACAGGGGAGACAGCATATCCATGGCGCTGCTGTACAGCACGTTGAAGTCGATCTCCTGCTCCATGCTCTCGAACTGTCCGATAGTGGGACTGTCGATCTCTCCGTTGATGCCAGCGCCGGAAACGGTGCTGGTTTTCATCTTGACCTCCGGCAGGGTGACGGAGGCCGCAACTCCGATCATCTTGCTCCCGTCCAAATAGGTGTTGAAGTCATTGATCTTCTCGGGAATGTAGTTGTTGCTGATACTCATGGTCTCGTCCCTCCCTTATCAGCTCAGCGCGCTGACCAGCGCGTCGGGGTCGAACTCGATGACGTCCTCGATGTCCTCCGCAGGGGTGTACGGGGTCATGTACTGGTGGAACGTGATCTTGCCGTTCATCAGATCGGTCACGGGGTTCTCCTCCTCAAGGTACATGATTTCGTCCCGGGCCGCCGCTCCGATGGCAACATAGCTGTTGCCGCGCACGTTCTCGCTGTCCACAACCGCCTCGATCAGTCGCTTGTTGAGAGGGCTGTCAACCTTCTGGAAATAGGTCAGGATGAAGCTGTTGGCCCGCCAGCTCATATAGCGGCGGCAGGAGAAAAAGGCGTCCTTCGGGTCGGTGTTTCCGGGATAAGCGCAGGTGCGATTGCCCCACAGGCGGAAGCCGTTCATGTTCAGCCAGGTCGCCACGCCGTAGCTGTTCACGACGTTGGCCTGGTCCTGGTCCAGCAGAACCTCCGTTCCGTCAGCCAGGCACATCGCGCTGATGGCGATGGTCTTATTGCTTGGGTTGGCGGGGATGTCGTCGTTCTGCGCGTCGGTGTAGGCGGTCAAAGCCGCAGCCAGAGTGGAGCCGCTGTACATCACGTCCCCCACTTTGCCGTAGCCCCACACACCGTATGCGTTGGGGTCGGTGAGGGCCTGGGCTTCCTTCTGCTCCTTCACGTCGGCGTACTTGGTTGCGCCGTTGGCGGAGCTGTCCACGTCTGCGATGCACACGCACTTGAATACGCCGTTGATCTCCTTGGTCTTTGCCTGCAAAGCGGCGCTGACAGTGGGGTCCGTGCTGAAACGGGGCGCAGTCAGGATGCCGGGGGTCATGCCCAGCTTGGGATACACCTGGCGCACCGCTTCCAGGCCGGTTTCCTTCCCGGTGGCGGCGTCCACGCCGCCCACGATGTCGGCGGCAGTGACCAGCTTGGGGTCAACCTTCTTGCCGCTCACAGTCAGGTTGGTTGCGCCGTCGCCCTTGCCGCCCTCGATCAGAACGATGCTCACGGTTCCGTCGGCGTTGTAAACTGCGGTGTAGTCCACGTCAGCCGCCAGCTCAGTCTCGCCGCTCTTGACCTTCATCTCGGCCAGCAGCACGCCCTTCTCCTCTACCACGGCCACGCCGCCGTTGATCTGTACGGTGGTCTCGGCCAGCTCGGCAGAGTGCTTGGCGGGGTCCAGCACATTGATCAGCACCATGGGAGCCACATTCACCACGGAAAACGCGGCAGAGATGGCCTCGCACAGGGTGTAGCTTGCAAAGTCGTCGCTGTAGCCTACGGCAGCCACGGCTTCCGCCTTGCTGTAAACCAGCATGGGCTTGTTGATGGCGTCAGCCGGTTTTTCCAGCAGATGCACCGGGGCGGTGCCCACGACGATCTGCAATCCGGCGGTTCCGTTCAGCGGAGCGATTGTGCTGGTTTCCTGCTCTCTGACGTAAATGCCATGACGATACAGTGCCATATCGTTGTTTCCTCCTCTTACAGTTCAGATTTGATTTTCTGATACAGGATGGCCTCTGCCGTCCCGTTCTTGCCCAGGTTGCTTCTCACCTGGGCGAAACGCTCCACGCTCACCAGCAGGCCCTTGGCCGCAGGATGGGCCTTGATAAAGTCCGCCAGTGCCGCAGGAATTTCCCCGGCATACACGGTGTACTGCCGGGCGACGCCGCGCACGCTGGGGCCGCAGTAAACGCAGGGCTTGTGCGGCTTCTCGGCCCGCACCGCCGCTTGCTCGGTCTCTGCGGTCTCCTTGGCCTGGGCGTCTTGGTTGGCGGCCTCCGCCATCTCTGCGGTAGTCTGTTTGTGTTTTCCGCTCATAAGTTCCTCCATTCCGCCGCACAGCGGCGTCGGTATGTTATGCCGCAGGCGTGAAGCGCCGTTGCGGCGTATCGTGCAATCGCCGTATGATGGCTGCGCATCGGTCATCATATCAGTGCTTCCAGCACCGTGTCCTGTGTCATAGCCGGGGCGGTGCAGTTCATGGTCACAGCGCCATAGTAATACGGGGCTGTGTCATCCTGCTGCAAAGCCCACGCGATGGGTTTGAGAATGGTAAACGCACCGCCGAAATACGGCGCGGAGCACGCCCGCTGAACGATGTCCTCCTTGATGTTTGCCACGTCTTGGAACCCCGCCCGGTCCAGGCCGGTGTCGTAGGCGCAGATGATCATGCTGAACTCCACAAGCTGCGGGCTTTTCTCGTCCGCGATCTCGCCGCCGGTCATCCGCACCACGATATAGGGTGCGTTTGCCTCGTCGGTGTCGGCGTCCACATCGTTTTCCTCCGGGATGGGCAGGTCCTGCTTGAAGATCGTCAGCGCCTTCCTGCCCTCCTGACCGCTGTACTTCTTTCCGGCGAACAGCTCTTGCAGCATCTCGATCAAAGCATCCTGGCAAAGCTGCGGCGTCTGCCCAATGCCCGCCCTTGTGTATTCGTTCATGTTCTCACGCCTTTCGTGCCGCCCGGGCCACGATCTGTTCCGCCCGCTGCGTCAATTTCTCTGCCAGAAACAGCTCTACCTCCGGTTCCACTTCCGGCCAGATAGTTGAGTGCATGGCCGCTGCGCTGGGGCTGCCCATGGTTTGCATCTTGTCGCTGTAACTTGGTGCGCCGCTTCGCACGGTGTAATGGAACTTCCCCGTGCCTGCGATGCGCTGCACCATGCCCACGTGCCCGCTCTTGAACTCCACCAAAAAGCCTTTGCTTAACCGACCCTTGCCGGTCAGCGGCTTCATGGGTGAGGTTTTCAGAACGCGGGCCGTGAAATATTCCGGTGCCCTCGCCACATCCCGGCCCATGAATGGCTGATTTGGTTTGTTCTGAAAATATCCCAAATCATTTCGGAAGCTGGCGATGCGAAGCTCCGCGCTCAGGCTGGTATTGGTGGCCCGTTTTCGCTGTACCAGCTCGTTTAGATGCTTTTTTCCTGCCGTGTTCACGGCATACCGGGCCTTGGCTCGGGCGATCATCAGCTTGCGCGCCTGTCTGGCCGTCGCGTTGATGGCGACCTTTGCCACCGCCGGGGTTTTTTTCCGCAGATCGCCCAACACTTGGCTTACATCGTCCAGTCCATCGACCTCAATGGTCATGGTCCCTGCATCGTATCGGACATTACTCATTGTCTGGTCCTCTCAAGCGTCATGCGGTACACACCGCGCTCCTCCTCGCATTTCATAATGCTGAACGTGCGCTTGTGGCCTGTTCCGGCGTCCATCACCAGCAGCTTGCCCACCTTCGGCTTCGGCCCGTAGTCGGCCACCTTGATGTACAGGATGGTGTGCGCCGTATACAGGCCGGTGTCGAAATTCTGCTTGGCTCCCGCCTCCCAGTGCGAATTGTGCTCCCGCAGGTCGCCCTCCTCGATCACCACAAGGACCTCCTTGCCGTCGATCAGGTGGATGTCCGCATGCTCGGTCCCGTTGAAAAACACCAGGTCGATGTCCGCCGCCGCGCAGTCCTTAAACGTCGGAGGAGGGGGCAGCCCCTCCTCCGCGTTTCCATAGTCCTGTTTCAGCTCGAACAGTGCCATATCAGCACACAGTTGCCACCAGCCAGCTATCCACCTTGTCGGGGATAGGCAGGGGGTGTGCCTGCAATTCCACCATGCGGCGGTCGGGATGATGCTCCACATAGCTGCGCAGCAGGCGGGAGGTCTCGGCGGTAACCCACTGCTGGCTTGCGTCCTCAATGTAGGTGCAAGCGCCGTAGGCCAGCATATAGTTGGCCTGGCCGGAGATCAGAATGACCACGTTCTCAGGCACCAGAGGCTTGACGGCGGGAGCGTCGGGGTCGGTCCAGTCGTCCAGATAGACCTCGCCGTAGGTGTACAGGTCGATGTTGGGGCTGGTCAGATGGCCGTAATACTTCACGCCGTTGGGCAGATCGCGGGGGTCATAACCGCCGATGTTGATGCGGCGGTTGTCCAGGAGCTTCTGCACGTTCTCGTCGTTGATGAAATGGCGAAGGGCCTGCTTGCCCATGATAACGCGGTCCACGTTGGTGAAGCCGCCGGTCAGGACCTGCTCGGTCCAGTCCTCCATGTTTTCGATGGGCTTGGCCGCGCTCTGGCCCCAGCGGGCAGTGCCGGACAGGGTGATCTTGTTGGTGAAACCGAAGTCAATGACTTCGTTCACACCGGGACCTACGATGGGGATTTGTCCGGTGACGATGGCCTGCACGCACATCCACTCCTCCCGGCGGGTGGTGGCATCGTTCAGGCGGTTGTACTCCTCCATCAGCTTGCGGGCCGCACGCTGGGCGGGGGTCATACCGCTGTACAGGTCCTCGCCGGGCAGGCGGGTCATAAACTGGTCGGCAGTGGTCACGTCGTAGGGGTTGATCAGGGGAGGCTTGTAGCTCTCGGTGGAGAAGCCGTTGGCCTTGAGAACCTGGCCGCCGACGCGGGGGTGGACAAACGCGGCCATGCGGCGGTCGCCCTTCACCAGGTCAATGTCAACCCGCTCGGTAGAGAAGGTCTTAATGTTGGTGAAAAAAGTGTCGCGGAAATACGTGTAGATAGGCGGGGCCTGCCGCACGACCTCCGCAAGATACCGGGGGGTATAAATATTCACTTCGTTAGGCATATCTCTGTTTCCTCCTTACTTCAAGTAGATGCCGATGTTGCGCAGGGCAACCTCCACGTCGGCGGCGGCCATACCGGCGGGCAGCACCAGCTCGTCGGCAAAGAACTCGCCGGACAGGTAGATGATGGCCTCCTCGCCGCTTGCGGCGGCCTCGGCGGTCACGCCATACAGGCCGTCCAGGGCGTCGGCGCTCGCCACGGCAGTCACCTTGTCCTCCGCCAGAATGACGGGGGTGTGGGCAGCCAGATCGGCACTGGCCACCTTGACGGCCTTACCGATGGGGATATTCGTACCGGCGATAAAATACTCCGGCTCGGTGCTAAAAGTCTTTTTAGCCAAATCCATGCTCATAGCTCTTGTCCTCCCTTACTTCTGCTTGTTGCCCAGGCTCTTGATGGCGTCCATGAACTCGTCGCGCTTGTCGTCAGCGGGCGGGACCTGACCGACACCTTTCAGATGTTCGGCGTCTTTCTGCACCGCGTTCAGGTAGTTGGCGCCCTGCTCCTTCGCGCGCTTCATGGCGGCCTTTGCGTAATCGCTGGCGCTGATGGGCTTGGTGTACTTGGCTTCGGCGGTGATCGCCTCGCTGCCGGGCAGGGCCATCTCCTCGATGTCGCGGATGCGCGCACGCTCGTCGTTGGTCGCACGATCAGCCGCCGCCTGCTCGATTTGGTCAACCAGCGCAGGATAGGCCTGGCGCAGATCGTCCGTAGTCTTGATTTCCATGTTCTGTACCTCCTCGTGTTGTTCTCCCGGCCTCTCGGTCGCGGGGTTATTTACAAAACGTCCGGCGGCGGTGGGTGCTGCCAAACTGTTCTGCATGAAAGTAGGGGCCTTATCAAAAGGCAGGTGCATATCGACGCTGTTCACGAACAGGACGCCGTTGCGGTTTTCCACCACTGCCTTTTCCCCGTCGTCGGTCAGCTCGTCCACAAAACCGTTGTCCTTTGCCTCCTGGCCTGTCCACCAACTCGTCGCGTCCATCCACGCGGTCACTTCATCCTTTTCTCTGCCCGTCTTTTTGGCGTACAGGCTGATGATGTTCTCCTTGATCGTGGCAAGGGCGTTCATGTACTGCTGCATGGCGGTCGCGTCGTAGTAGCCCAGCAGTCCCAGCCGGACCGGATGCACCATATAGGTGCTGTCGTTGGCTGCCACGACCTTGTTGCAGTGGCAGGAAACGATGGTCGCGGCGCTGGCGCACAGGCCGTCGATGCGGGCCACCACGTTTGCCGGATGCTGTTCCAGCAGATTGCCGATGGCCTGCGCGGCGAACACGTCGCCGCCGCCGCTGTTGATGCGTACCGTGATCTCACTCACGGCTCCCAGTCCGTTCAGGTCCTCCGCAAACTGCTTTGGCGTTACCTCGTCGCCCCACCACGTGCTGTCAGAAATATCGCCGTACAGCAGAAGCTCCGCGCTTCCGGCTGCTACGTTCTGAAATTTCCAAAACCGATTAGGCACCTTCATTTCCTCCTTCGTTTCCAGCTCCGCCGTCCTGTGCGGCCTTTGCCGGTTCAGTAATCTCGTCCACTTCCCGTTTTCTCTTGGCCTCCGCCACCCGCTGCCGGATGTTGCGGTTATAGTTGCCGCCGGTCATTTGGGCGGTCTCCTCCTGGGCCGTGGAGAAACCGGCCTCCACCCGCTTCGTCGCGGCGGAAACCTCCTGCACGGGGTTCAGGCTTGTGCGGGCCGGTCCCGGCCACGCGCACCCACAATAGGCTTTTCTGATCGCCGGGTCCTGGAAGAAGCCCGGCGCTGTGATGCGGCCCCGGGCCACCGCCTCGGCCAGCCACTCCTCATAGATTGGCTGGCAAAAGCTGTCCACAAAGTCGTCCCGCTGTACGCCGCAGGAGCGCCAGAACTCATTCAACGCGCCCCGGGCCGCGCTGTAACTTGTGGAAAACATCTTCACCATGACCTCCGGCGGGATTTCCAGCGCGGAGCCGATTTGCTTGATCATGGCGTCCGTGAATTTGTCGTACCCGGCGTTTGGGTGCTTCGGGTCCGCAAAGGCCACCGTCTCGCCCGGATTGAGGCCCACGATTGCGCCGCTTCCCAGCTCCACGGTGCTCGGGTCGTCGGCGTCAAGCAGCTCATGGTCCGGCAGCATCTCGCCAAAGGGTCTGTCATCCGTCGGAGACTGCGGCTGTACGAACACCGTAAACATGGCGGAGATAACCGCCGCGTTGATCTCAGCCTCCGTGTATCTGCCCAACTGTTTCAGGGCTTCCAGCACGGGGGCCAGAATGGGGACGCCGCGAAGCTGTCCCGCCCGCTCCCGGGTGATGACGTGGACGATGTTCCGCTTCCCGCTCATGGCTCCTCGGGTCTCCACCCGTTTCCATCGCAGGTCGGCGGCCACTATGGAACTGTCGGATAACGGGTGTCGGTTGCATACCCAGTAGGCCACCACCAGCCCCTCCGCGTTGGTTTCCACGCCCTGCACGATGCGATGCACCCTGTGGCCGTATACCTCGCAGGGGACCAGTCTGTCGTATCCGTCCGGGCTGCACACCCTGTCCGCTTCTATCACGCGCACGCGCAGGTTGTATGGCTGGCCCTTCTGCTCGCTCACGGGTAAGACGGCAAAGGCGTCGCCATTCATCAGGTAGCCCATGTAGGCGAGCTGTTGCAGCTTGTAGAAGTTGCCCAGCCCGTCCATGTCGCAGTCCGGCGTATCCGCCCACAGGGCGAACTCCCGGATGATCTTCTCCTGCAATTCCTCTGCCTGGTCGATGGTCAGCCCCAGGTATTCGCTGTCGATCTGCGGCGCTGGCACCAGGCCACCCGCGACCACGTTGGTGCGCAGGGTCTTAAGCGCCGATGTCGCCACCGGCACGCCCATGTAGGCGTCGCGGCTGCGCTGGCGGAGCACGTCGATGTTGTCCTCGATGTCCTCCTTTGCACTGCCGCCGTGATATTCCCATCCGCGCAGGCTCTTTTTGGTCAGGTTGGCCCCGTAGTTGCCGTAGCCGCTGTTCAAAAATTGCAGCGCCGATCTGGCGGCGCTTCTTCGTAGTGCATGGACCGGGGCCACCGCCTCCACGCAGCGGTCGATAAAGTTCTTCGCCATGGCCCCTCCTTACACGTCGCGGGGCACGAAACGGTACAGGCGGTTTCTGCCTCCGTGCGTCTCGGCGGCCTCGGCCTCGGTCAGCCTTGCCGCCCAGTATTCCATCTGTGCCCGGATTTGTTTCAGGTCAGCCCGCGTCAGCATACGTGTTCCGATCTGGTAGCTCTGGCCGGTCGCCACGGCTTCCTCCGCTGCCAGCCAGGTATTCAGTTTCTTTTGACACAGTTCTTTGCTGAAAACTGCCATATCAAATACCTCCACTCAGGCGTCGGCGTCCTGCCGCTCTCGGCCTCCGCTCTGTGTCTGCCTCCGCTCTTTGCAGCACAGGGTTTGCGATTTCCAGGGCGGCGGTGGCATAGTTGCGCAGGTCCAGCGGTTCGTTTCGCTTGTAGCTGGCGTCCTTCAACTCCCACACGATCACGCTGCGCCCTTTTCGGAAGCGCACCACCATCTTCTCGCTGGTCAGCCCCCGGAAATACGTCTCGTCGTATCCGGCTTCCTCGTTCAGCGGAAAGTGGCAGTAGTTCGGCCCCTTGGTCTCATGCTTCAATCTCTGGTACAAAAGGGCTTTGCCCGCGTCTACGCCGATAATGAACAGCGGCGTCTTGACGCGGTTGTTGGTGGACGGATTGCGCAGGTATGGGACCTCCTGGCCGCCCTTTCCCTTGATGGCGAACACGCGCCGCTCGTACCGCTCCTTGGTGAAGCGGTACACTTGGTCGGTGTGGTGGCCGCCGCTGTCGATGCAGGTGCACAGGATGGTCAGCGGTGTTCCGTCCTTTTTGTAGAACGGCGTCAGCAGGAAGTTGTCCAAATCGTTCCAGACCTGTTCTTTCAGCAGATCGCCGTAAATCTTCTGGTATCGGATGCCCCAGCTCTCCTTGCCGACGCCCCAGCCCACGACTTCCACCTCAAAGCGGTCATCCTGAACGTCCACGCCCGCCGTCAGCACCAGCACATCCTCCGGCACCTGCGCGTCGTAGATTTCGCGCCGGTTCACCAGCTCGGTATCCTCAAGCCGTTCGCCCGGCTCCTCCCAGGTCTCGCCCAGTTCGGTGTTGACCCATGTTTTCATCTTCTCGGGGTCGCCCTGGTCCAGCAGCTCCTTGGCAAGCAGAAACTTTTCCACCACCTCATGCCATCCGCAGAAAGTGGATGCCAGCGTATTCAGGTGGAACCCTCTGACCGCCGCCCCCGGGTTTTCCGCCACAAAGCATCCGCGTATCTCTTGGGCCTTCCAGGCGTATTCTCCGCTCTCCGCGCCGCACCGCTCGCACTTGTGCCGGATGCCCTTTGTCAAGTCGCTCCGGTCAAACACGATGTTTGCCCAGCGCAAAGGCTGGTAATGGCCGCACTTGGGGCATGGCACGTTCCATTCCTCCCGGGTGGTCTCCTGGAACTCGGTCTCAATGCGGCTGCTTCCCTTGATGGTCGGCGTCGAAACGATGACCGTTTTCTTGTCCCAAAAGGTCGTCTGGCGCTTCTGCGCCAGCAGGAGGGGGTCGCCTTCTGTTCCGGCGCTGGCAGGATAGCGGTCCACCTCGTCGCACAGCACCACTTTGATTGGTCGGCTGGCAAGGCTCGCTGGACTGTTCGCGCCGATGATGGTCACGTGTCCGCCCGGAAAGTTCTTTTTCAGTATGGTATTGCCGGAATAGCGGCTCTTGGTGTCTACCAGCACCCGCAGCACCGGCGTGTCTCGTATCATGGGGGCAAGGAAGTCCTTGCTGAAGGTCTGCGCCATGTCCAGCGTTGGCTGCATGACCAGGACCGGGGCGGGGTAGTAGTGCATATAGTACCCCAGCATATTCATCAGCATTGCCGTCTTGCCGATCTGCGCGGCAGACTTGACCACCACCTTGCGCACATGAGGGTCGCCAATGGCGTCCATGATTTCCCTCTGGTATGGGGCATTGTCCGTGTGCCACCGGCCCGGCGCGGCGCTGTTCTCCGCGCTTAACATTCGGTAGGTGTCTGCCCACTGGGACAGGGTAAGCTCCGGTGGCGGTTTCAGCACCGCCGCGCAGCGGGCAAACATCTCCGCCGTCTGCGAAGAAAGCTCAACTGTCCTGTTCTTTTTTCTCATAGACCTCACTCCGCTGTTTCAGCCAAATACGTTCATATTCAGCCCGGCGGCACTTTGGGAACATACACACGGTCTTTCTGTCGCCCGTCCACAGCTTCCAGATGCACCCTTCACATTTGGGTTTTGTTTTCTTCTCCATCTCCGCCTTCCTCCCGAACCGCAAGGGCCACATCAAAATTTCGCAGCTCCTCAAGCGTTTCGTCGATGGCCTTTTTCAGCTCGTCAAAAATGCTGGCCTGATCTCCTCCCATGGTTGCCAGCGCGGGGGATAGCTTCGCGGGCAGGGAAAGGAAGCGTCCGCGAATATTCAACAGCATAGTCTTAATTCCGGTCTCGATCTCCTCCGTCTTGTGCAGCTCTCCCCGGCGCAGAGCGTTTTCCATCTCCGCTGCCTCACGCTTGGCGCGGGTCAGGCCCGCCCGCTCGTCTGCAAGGCTGCCATTTCGCAGGTAAGAGATATACCGGCGTGTTGTGTTTCGCAGATCGTAGAGGCCCGGCGAGTGTTCTTCGATAACACCCTCGTCCCGGAGCTGGCGCACCCGCCGCTCCGTCAGTCCCAGCCAGTCCGCCACTACCTTGCTCGTGTAGAGCTTCATAGGTCCTCCTCATAGTTAAGGCCTTCCAGGTCCCGCTCCGGCGCGTCCACGCCGTCCTCGCCGGTCTCCGGGTCCGGTGTTTCCACCACGCCCGTCGCCCGCACACGCAGGATTTCCAGTCTGGCCCTTTCCAGTTCCAGCCGTTTCTCGTTTTCTTCCAGCGCCCGCAGACTGTCCGCGATCTTGGCGATGCGGCCCTGCACCTTGTATAAGGCGTCCTGCAATTTCATCGCCCTGGCAAAGCCGCTGTCCTTGCTGTACATTCCCATCTGCTGGTTGGCGCCATCCTTCTTTCGGTCGCCTCGTCCAGCAGGCACGCGCATATCGAGCACGCTGTTCAGATACAGCTCGTCCTCCGGGGCCGCTTCATAGTCTGCGATCTTGGCAAGTATCCGGTGCTCTCGGAGCTTGAGTATCTGCATCTCGTGTTCCAGCGCTGCCCGGCTGCCAACCGGTGTCTGCTCCACCAGCTCCCGCTCGGCCTCGGTCAACATATCAAAAAAGATGGTGCTGTAAGCTCCATCTTTTTCGGCGTTCTTGTTGCCTGCCGGTGCGCCCTTGTGGCTCCCGGCGGCGTTTTTATGTCCGGCGCTGTTTTGGTTCCCGGGCTGGCCGCCGCGCTTCTTTTTCGGCTCCGCCTTTTCCCATTTATCCGCCGACTTCCAATTTCGCAAAGTCTGGTACTTTACGCCCAGGCTCTCCGCAAGTGATCGGAGGTCCACCTGTTCTCCCCGGCTTTTTCGGGCGAGGTATTCAGCCTTGGCGGCGTCCCGCTTTTCGCTCCGCTTCGGCATCCGCTCTCCCCCTTATCTCCGGTGTGTCTCGCCTCCGCGCATCATTCAGATTTGCCGGGAGGCGGGAGTAACCCGTCTGCGTACCCGCTGCTTTTACTGGCTCCCGGCGTGTGCAGCGGCCCGCCACGGCCAGGGGGGACTTGAACCCTGACCCTTTCGGCGGTAAAGGATGCGAAACCCGCCTGGTTTTCCACGACCGCAGCGGACCCCTATCAATAGAAAAGGCCCACGGATTTCTCCATGAGCCTTTACTGCACGATACCAATATAGCACGGAAAACCTGCGAAAGTTGCTAACTCCGAAAAATTTTTTTCACGGAGCAAAACCCGCTCCCGCTCCTCACGCGCACACGAGCGCCCGCGCCTGTTCCATATAAGACAAGATCACCGTCCGCTCGATGCCCTTATGTCCGCAATCCCTTGTGTCCCAGCGCTTTGACCTCAATTTTCTTTTTTTGAACCCCCTCCTTTTTCCCGCCCGGCCCGCCGGAAACGAAAAAAATGCCTCATACCTAAAAAACTTTTGCGCTCTCGAACCCGCAAGGCTCCCCGCCGCCGCCAGGAGGACCCACCGCCAGTGGGGGAGGGACATAGGGAGGGGGTATTCGTGCGAGCGCGCGTGTTTCTTCGCGCGGGCGGGCGTTTGGCTGGCCTGTGGTGTCGATGGGCTGGCGGTGTGGCTGGCGGTGGCCTGCGGTCTGCCGGGTTGCGGTGTATGGCCTGCGGTCTGCTGTCCTGCCGTTGGTGGGCGGTTGCTTGCTGGCCTGCTGCTGCCTGTCTTGCGTGTGTGGGTATGTGCCCATGTGTGCAGGCGCGGGAGCGGCTGGCCTGCGGTCTGCTGTCCTGCCGTTGGTGGCGATGGCCTGCGCCCCGCTGCCGGTCTCGCGTGCCCATGCTGGCGCGCATGGGAGCCAGTGCCGGTGGTCTGCTGTCATCGCTCCCGGCGTGCCTGCTCTCCGGTGCCCGTCATCCTGCGCCCGGTCTGGCCCCGGATGCCTCCGGGATGGATTTTATGCGCCCGGTTTGGTGTCTTGATAGCTTGTATATATATGCCCCCTATAATCCCCCAAACTGTGCATTTTGCACGAAAAATCTGCACGAAAATTTGTGCAAAAATAATTCCCACGGTCCCCCTTTAGGGGGGACCTGGGAACGGTTTTGGGGGTCTTGACGGCGCAAAAAATCGCCGCTATCATTCGGGCCAAGCGAAGGCCACACGGCCAACGCCCCGGACCCGCCGCCGGGAAAGTTCAGCGGGGGCCAAGTGAACGGGCCGACACGGCGCACGGTTTGAGGCACCCGCCGAAATGCCATCCCAGCCCGCAAGGGCAAATAACCTGACAGGAGGGGAAAGGACATGGACGAGATGACAAGCCAAGAACTCAACCAGTTTTTGGAGGCCATCGCGGAACTGATCGAGGCCAAGGCCACGACACCGCAGGAAGCCGCCGAAATCGTGCGGGGGAAGAAAATCAAGGCGTAAAAAATAGGCCCGGCACCCGCTAAAGCCGCCGAGCCTATCACCCCCGGAAGGGTGGCCGCTCCTGTCAGCGGCTACCCGGATTATACCAGAGCAACGCAAATAAATCAACGCCCTACGGGGCCGGTCAAAAAATTTTCCCCCGTAGGGGGAACCCCCGGACCTCGAAAAAAGTGCTTGACAAGTTGACACGCAACAGTGTATGCTTACAGCAGAAAGCAACACGCAACAGTGTAAAGGCCGACAGGCCGGAAAGGATGCGACATCATGGAAAACAGATACAACGTGAACGCACTTCTTGACATGGCGCAAGAATACCTGAACGCAGAGAACGAATACCGGGTTTTCTGCCTGACTTTCAAGGGCGGATGGGTCCCCGACTTGAAGCCGGGCGACTACGGCGATTATCGCCATAAAGAGACCGCTGCAAGTTGCGCCTTTGATGCCCTGCGGAGCGCCTGCAAGGTCGTTTCCGCTGATATGGCCGCCGTGATCGGCATGGCAAAGGCCATGAACCGCTACGAAAAACGGGAGCGCTGGCAAGTCTGCGCCTCCTTGGGATGGATGGACGAGGACAACGCCCGCCGTTTCCTGGCAGAGGATCGCAACGAGTTCGCCGGATACTTCCGCAGCACGGGCCGCCGCTGCCCCTGGTCCGCCTGACTTCTCCCGTCTGATGATGGCCCGCCGGTCACGGGCCGAAACCGCCGCCGAGGCGGTCACGGGAAACCAACACCCGCCGCACAAATCACAACACAAATTTTTGGAGGTTTTCACCATGACAAACAACGAGATTATTTATGAGACCGTCCGCAGCATCTTCACCCCCGCCCAGCTTGCCGAGCTGGTCAGTGCCACTTTCACCGCCGAGCAGATCAGCGCCCGCCGCGCTTCCGTCAAGATCACCGTTTCCGAGGGCAGCGACGAGACCCCCGACGGCATTTTCTCCGCCATGCTGGCCGCCGAAACTTTCCACACCTTCGCGGAGTGGAAGCGCATGGGGTACAGCGTCAAAAAGGGCCAGCACGCCGCCATTACCTGCAATCTCTGGAAGTACACCGACAAGCCCGGCAAGGCTGCCCGTGAGGCCGCCGCTGCTGCTGGTGAAGATGCACCCGAGAGCGACCCGCATTTCTACATGGCAAAATCCCACCTTTTCAACGCCTTGCAGGTGGAAAAAAGCAAGGCCTAACCCCAAAACGCGGACACTTTAGCAGGGCTGCACCGCATAAAGCAACCCCGCCCCAGCCCGACAGGGCCACACAAAAATTTTTGGAGGTAACACAACATGAAGAAAATCAAGGTCATGGGCAACTACACCCCCGACGCAACAAAGGCCCTGAAATCTGCCGACAAGATCATCTGCCGCACCACCGACGACGGCGCGATCTACATTTGCACCGGCTATTTCCTGTACAAGATGACCGGCGCAGAGTACGCCGCAGCCGTGCAGCCCGTCACCTGCTGCGAGCCTGGCAACTGGACGATCACCAACGGCGAGAAGCAGGACTGGGCCACGTTCGACGCCGTTAAAATCCTGACCGATGCCGCCAAGGCCGCAGACGCCGCCGGAACGCTGGCCCGCTGCCCGCTGACCCTGGACACGGGAAAAGGCACCTTGCAACCGTTCTACAACGCCGCGCAGGACTTCGCCGCGTTCTACAATCAGCGTTATATTTCCGCTTTCCATCCCGCCGCGACCATCCGCGCACAAAAAGCTATCAGTTCCGCCGTGGTCTATATGGACGGGGAGCCGGTCGGGCTGGTCATGCCGGTTAGACCCGAAGCAGACGCAAGCCGCGCCGTCAAGGCGTTTTTCACCGAAGCCCACGCCACAAAACCTGCCGAGGCTGAAACCCTCCGCGCCGAGCTGGCCCAGGCGCAGAACGAGGCCGAAGCCCTCCGGGCGCAGCTCGCCCAGCAGGCCGCCGAGCTGGAAGCACTACGCAGCGCGCCCCGGTCCAAACCCGTCAATGAAAAGCCCGAACCCAAAACCGCCGCCGAACTGATCGCCGCCCGCTTCGCAGACTTGGAAGGCGTCATCGCCACCATCAAGGGAGCGCAGACTGCCGCGCCGGTGGTATGGCTTGCAGGCGACACCGAGAAGCACGCCGACGCCATCAAGGCGGCGGGCGCAAAATGGAGCAACAAAAAATCTGCGTTTTATGTCCGCGTCGCCTGACGCACAAGCCCGCAAGGCCGACGCACAACGCGCCGCCGGTGCAAGCCCGGCCCCGCTCCACAAGGGCGGGGGCGCTCATGGGCATGACCCACAACACAAAACAGGAGGATTACAAGATGGAGAAAAACACGGCCTTAATGGAGCTGCCCCGGTGCCCCGTCCACAACACCCCCATGGAATACCGGCCCGCCAGAACGCGGGAGCAGAGTTTTTGCGGAACTTGGTACGACTGCACCACCCCCGGCTGTACGTGTAGCGTTCTCTTGCCGTCCGCAGAGCTGGCAGCCATGTATGACAGAAACGACGGCACAAACAGGAAAATTATCTGACAGAACGGAGGAAACACCATGACAGCATACGAACGCGCCCACCAGAACACCGCCGATCTGCACTATGCAGGCCCTGACCGGGACGGCGTGCACATCATCATTGACGCCGCCGAGACCGCCCCGAACCGCTTCGAGATCGCCGCCCTTCGCACCGGCGGCGGGGAGCTTGCCATGATCGACGCTTACAGCCTGGACGAGGCCCGCCGCGCCTACAATCTGCTTTATGATCGCTATGTCACTCCGGCCACAAAACCGGGCACAAAACCGCTCGTCGGCAAATATGCCCAGCTCCGCGACGATCTCCGCGCCGTCTACAAAATCGGCCAGGAGGCCGCCGCCCAGGTGGAGGACAGTGGCACCTGCAACATGGACGCACCCGCGCTCCGTCTCGCAAGATGGAACCGGGCAAAGGTGGAACAGGCCTGCAAGGAGGCGGGCGGCGGTTGCTTCCACTGGGAGCTGTTCAACCGCTTTGTGATCTGCTTCCCCATCCCCGGCCAGGCCTACAAAATCGAAACCGCCGCCGAGGCCATGACGGACGCGCTTAAAAAACTGGGATATGACGCGCTCACTTACTGCGCGATGGACTGACCCACAAACCCGGACACCTTCGCGGGCCGCACCGGATAAAGCGACCCGACCCCAGCCGAAAACCGGCACACAAAACAAAAACAGGAGGTTTCACCATGTACGAGCAATACAGCATGATCGACCCGGCCCCGGACGATACCGCCGCTGAGGAGACCAAGACCCAGCAGGCCCCGCCCGAAACGGAGCATGCCCCCACCCAGCAGCCTGCCGCCGGTACAAAATACTACGAGATCAACGAGGAGACCGCGCGCCGGTCCCATGAAATGATGTCCATGACGGACTACAAACCCGGCAGCGCCACCGCCGAATACCAGGCCGCCGTGGACAAGGCCGCCGCCTTGGTGGAGCGCAAAAAGAAGGCCGTCAGTCCTTTCTATTACGACAAACTCAACGCCCTTCTGGACCGCTACGCACGCCGCCTTGCCCAGTGGACCAACGACTACAACCGCAACGGCGCAAGCTGCCCCTCCGTCCTTGTCTGCGGCCCGGCCAACTTCCCCACAAAGAAGAAGGCCAGGCAGAACGCCCGGGAGGAGAGCCTGTGGGCGGAGTACCGCGAAATCCAAGCCATTTTAGACAAGATTAAAAGCATTGGCACCGGCCCTGTTGATCTGGCCGACCCTCACGCCCGTGAGATGCTGCAAGACCAGCTCCAAAAGCTGCAAGCCAGTCTTGACACCGGCAATGCCATGAACGCCTACTATCGCAAGCACAAAACAATGAAGGGCTTCCCGGGGCTGTCCGACGACGCCGCCGCCAAAATGGATGAAAGTATCGGCAGCTCTTACAGTTGGGTGCAAAAGCCCATGCCCGACTACGAATTGACCAGCCTGCGCGGCAAGATCAAGCGCGCGGAAGCCCGCCTGGCCGAGCTGGACCAGCGACAGGAGCAGCAGGCCCAGCCCGCCGAAGGCACAAAGTTTGACGGCGGCGAGATCGTCCGCAATCTGGAAGCCGACCGGCTCCAAATCCTCTTTGACGAAAAGCCCGACGAGGCCACCCGCGCCGCGCTCAAGTCCAACGGTTTCCGCTGGTCTCCCCGATACAACGCCTGGCAGCGCCAGCTCACCAGAAACGCCGAGATCGCCGCCCGCCGCGCCCTTGGCATTGAGTAACCACAAAACCGGATACCTTGGAGCCGCCGCACCGGATAAAGCGACGGCACCCCATACAAAACCCGCCGCCCAGGGTAAAGGGTAGGAAGGATGCAGAATGATAGTCCCAAAGTATGTGCAGGAGCTTATGAGCCGGGCAAAATACAACTTCACTCTCCCCGGCAAAAACCCCAACGCAGAAGTTGGTTACACCATCGAGATTAAAAAATATTCCCACTACGAAACTGCCGACACCTTCCGGGCCGAGATTGACCGCCTCAAAAAATGGGTAGACCGTCAGCCCGGCGGCGAAATGATTATTATTTCCCGTCCGATGCACACCGTTCACAAAACCATGCAATACGCCACCGTTACTATCTTTGACCCCGTAATGCAGAAAATTGAGCAGTATATTCCGCGCAAGGAGGAGAACACAAAATGAAAACTGCCGGTTACTGGCCCTGCCGCAACGAAATCATCAATGCCCATCTGTCCCAGCCTCACAAATACGAACCCTTCACAGAGCTGTTCGACGCGGACCAGCTCGACGCCATCCGAGACAAATACGGCGCGGACCTGTACAAAGAGTGCTATGCCGATGCCCTGCATGAGGTCATGGATGCCGCCAACGTCACCACCCATCTGCGGATGCTGGGTGTGGACTGCAAGCCCATTTTCACCCCGGATGACTGCCACGTAAATTTTATCGCCGTTTTCTCCCTGGGCAATACCACGGCGGAGCGCATCAACCAGATCGCCACAAAATCTGCCCTCTGCGTCCTCTTTCAGTGTCCCACTCATTGACCGCAAAATGACGGCCTGCCATCTCCGGTAACAAAAACGATGGACGGCGACACTGTTTCGTGTTATAATGCACAAAACAGACCGCAAGGAGGTATCCATGGACAACAGCATGCAAGAGATATTCCCCGCGTTCCGCCTGGTGGCCCAGTTTGCCGACGGCCAGCGCCTCTATTTTGACGGTCTGACCGAACAGCAGGCCATGGAGCGCATGGAGGCCGCCCAAGCCCAGCACGGCGACCTCACCTGGTACGACGGCGTGACAGATCGTGACTACGAAAACGGCAGATACCACGCCATGACCCCGCCGCCACCCGCCATCACCTTGATCGACTTGACCGAATACCCCGGTCCGCTCCCAGGAAAGGAGGACTGACTATGCCAATCCCCGAATACAAGCGCCGCAGCAACGACAAATACAACGCCAAGTGCGACTATATCAGTCTCCGCCCCGTCAAATCCGTCGGCTGGGCCATCCGCGCCGCCGCCAAGGCCGCCGGGCAGAGCGTGCAGGGCTACGTGGTACAGGCCTGTCTTGATCGCATGAAGCGGGAGGGCCAGCCCCTCGAAGTCAACACACCCGATGAACCGGAAACATGACCACACAGAAAACGCCACCCCGGCAAGCCGCCATCGACGGCCCGCCGGGGTGTTATTTTGACGTATTCGCAAATTGTTTTTCCACGTGCCATTCGTTTCCGCCGGAAACACTTTTTGCGCGCGCAAAATCACTGACAGAAAATACACGATATAGAACAAAAACGGACTTCCGCCGCCCGGCAGCCGACGACGCCTTTCAAGAGGGCCAGATGCAGCTCCCAACGGCACAAAAATTTTTCGCCGCTTAATATGTACGCGCGCGCGAGGCGCGGGCTAAAAGCTCCTCCGTCATGGGCACCTCGTCCAGCGCCTCCCTCAGGCAAGCGACCGCTTTGTCGTGCCAGCTCCGCGCTGTACTTTCCGGCGCTCCCATGCGTACAGAAATGGCGGCCCAACTGTGATGACATTTGTGCCTCATTTGCAGGATGCTTTTGTACTTACCGGAAAGGCCGTCCAGGCAGCCCCGCACAGCGGCGGCGTCGCCCTCTAAAACCAGCAGCCGCACGTGTATCTCTTGCAGCCGCTCCCACACGCCCAGCGTATCCAAGCGTATCGCGGCGGCCTCCACGGGCTTTCCCGGCCCGCCGCCGCCCGGCATACCGTCTCTGTCCGCGCCTTTCAGCGTGTCATACAAGCTCTCCTGTTCCCGCTGTTCTGCCCTGAGTAGCCGCATCATCTCCGGTATCTCGTAGTAATACTGGATGATTTTTTTCACATTCTTGTCACGCATCTGTCAGCCTCAATTCTTTTGCTTATTCCTTCCGCCGTTCCTCCCGTTCTTCGGCAGGAGCAGTCTCCAATTCATCTGCCAGCAAAATGCGGTCCCGCTTTTTCTGGTGTTCCGCCTTCCACCGGGCCAAAAAGCGCCGCTGAGCGTGCTGGGCGATGTTCTTCCCGTAATAGCTGGGCATGGCCTGTTTACGCTTCGCCATCGCCGCCCTCCATGCTATCCAAAACGCTCGTCTGGTCCCCCTCCTCCGGCTCGGTCTCCACAGGCGTGACCGAACGGCAGCGTTCCAGCTCCCGCCGCGTCATCGCGGCAACCTCCTCAAGCTGTTGCACAAAACTCTCCTGCACGGCTTTGTACGGGTAGATGATACCGGCGATCAGCATACCCGTCTTTGCGACAACGTACCGCCCGCCGCTCTCGGTACGGCGCACATAGAGCTGCAAGAAATCCGCCTGATCTTCCAACGGTCCCAGGTACTTGCTCTGGATAAACAAAATCCCGCCGGTATAACGCAGGGGCAGCAGCACCGTTCCGCCGTAGGAGATCGTAACGCCCATATCCTCCGCAATCTGGTCCGTGGCGCTCACGTCGTCCACGTTTATCCCCTCCGGCATGGCCTCATGGATGAAATAGGCCTTGTCCTGCTTCTTTTCCGTCACGTCGAACATCCGGTACAGACTGTCCTCCTCCATGTAGGGCAAGCCGTGAAGGGGATAGGTCGCGCACCCATCCCCAAGCCACTGCGCGATTTCGCCGGTGCTGTCCACTTTGTCGTGCAGTCGGTAAATATTCACGCTGTTACACAGCGCCGCCACTTTTTTCAGCTTCATACGCCACCCTCCCAGTCAATGCAGGCAGGCCCGCCCACCTGGAAACTGCTCACGACCTTGCGTACATCCTCCGGCGTGGCGTTGCTGATCTCAACGATGCTGGTCTTGTCGCCGTAGGTGGTGACGCGGACGTTCCGCCGCGGCTTCTTCGCCGCCTTGATGATGTCGGCCACCTCGGACAAGATCGTCGCCGCAAAAATGAGCGCGCCCAGCCAGGTCCAAAAATTTGCAAAAATAAGATTGATAACAGCCATGGTCATTTCCTCCATCTGTCGATTTCACAGTCAGCTCCGCTCAACCAGCGTCCGCCAACCTTGTGTACATAGTCCAAAAACAAAACCGCTCCCGTATATCTGACCCGCAGGCCTTCCAGGTCCCCCGCCGTCACATACAGACGGCCACAGACCTGTTTCATATCCCGCCAAATCTCCCACGGTACGAAAAAGAAATGGTCCTGGATACCCACGCAGACTGCCGCCAGCGCGCCCTTCTTCGCGTGGTCCTCCAACGTGTCCATTTGCGTAGAGGTCAGCACATCCCGCTTCATGCTCTCCGTGGTGGTATATTTCGCCTCAAAGATGATGCTGCGCCCGCCGTCCAGCGTGCCCTGAAAATCCGGCTGGGCATGGGCGGTGAAACGGCCTACAAAAATGCCGCCCTCCCGCTTTTCCAGCACGCGAAACGGCTCCGGCGTCTTTTCCACCTTCGCCCGGCCCTGATTTGCATACAGAATACAAGCTCTCTTGATGGCCTCCTCGAAGTCGTGGCCCCGGTTGTTGCTCACGCTGGCCCGGTATCTGTCCAGAGTGCTTTGCTGTTTCTTCATGCCAGCCCAGCCTCCGCGATGTGAGTAGCCCGCATATCCGCCGCGTGCAGCTCGTACACGATGCGGTATTGCTTCATGGCCTCGTTCAGCGCGGAGCTGCCGCCCCGCACGGCTTCATCCCACGCGCCCATGTGCCAGCGGATTGCCAGTGCCTCGTCGTCGTTCAGCCGCAGGAACCGGGAGATCAGGTACACGGACTTTTCGCCGTGGCCAAATGGAAACTGGTCCTTTTTTGTGTAGACCAGCACGGGTCCCGGCCCCGCCTGATGTTCCCGCACGTATGTATTCGCCTTGCAGATGTCGTGCAGCAGGGCGCAGATCGCCACGGCTTCCATCGTGGGTTCGTTGTCAATGACCACCTTCCGCAGCTCCTTGAACACGTTGATACTGTGCTCCACAAGGCCGCCCGGGTATGCCAGATGATGCTTCGTGCTGGCCGGTGCCTCAAAGAAGTCCGTCTCCTGTTCCAGCCAGGTCATCAGCTCCTCTGCCCCCGCCCGGTGGATGTGCTTCCGGTACAGCTCTTTGAAGATTTCCTCATTTGTCATGCAGCTTCCTCCAATTTGTTTTTTAACGCGCTCGTCGCATGGTCAGGTAAAAATACCATCCAGTCTGCTCGTTGAACGACTTCTCGCAGTCTACCAGCTCCCAGCCGTGATACTGCTTTTCCCAAAACCGTTTGAACTCCTCGCTGTCCTCTGGCAGCTTGGCGATCTTCTCAAGCTGACGGCGGGTATACTTGCCGTCGTTGGGATTGCGGTGCCATGGCTTTTCCAGATTTTGCGATTGCGTCCAGTGCTTCTTACCGGCGCTGTCCTGCACCATGTATCCGGCCATGCTGGCGATGCCCTTCTTGTTGGGCTTGAGACGGTCGGCGTTTGCCCAGCCGTACATGACCGGCTCCCGGTCCTTTGTCCCTTTGACCTTCCACCACAGCTTTTCCACGGTGTCCCGGTCCAGTCCGCCGTTCATCAGGATGTGGTGATGCAGTCGGTGTGTTCCGTCTTTTTTTCGGCCAATCTGTGTCACCAGCAGATACTTGAGCGGTGGAAGGCCTTTCTTCTTCCGCAGATACGCCACCCGCCGCAGATACTTGGAGACGATCTTCATGGCCTCATCCTCAGTGTCCGGCAGATGCTCCGGGGCGTAGCTCAGATGTACGGCCAGATCAGCCGCTCCAAAATTGCTGTTGGCAAGCTGTACAAAATACCGCTTTGCCCGGCGATCATTGAGATTTTTCTGTTTTGGAGAGGAGACTGCCACCTTCTTGCCCCGCTTCCGTCCCACGGCCCGCTGCTGCTGTCCGCTGTACGGATATATCTCCGGGGCAAGATAGTCTTTCCCGCAGTGGATGACCTTCTCCCGTATAAATGACCTGTTTATCATCTGTACCCTCTTTTCGCGGCAAGGATAATACCCATTACAAGCCCGTCCGCCGCCTTCCGGCGGCGTCCCTTTTTGCCCCGGCGCTTCCCCGCACCCGAAGCCTCCATATTGACTTATGCCGCGCAGTGTGGTACAATATGTTGTGTCAATTCTCCAACGCACAGCAAAATCTTGATTTTCTCCCCCGGCTTTTCGCTTCCCACAGCGAGCGCCGGGGGAGAGTGCTTTTTACAACGGGATGTTAATTCCCCGGCCACCCTCGTAGTTGATGTGGTGTACGATCTTCTCCACGCTCATATTCAGCATGACTTTCAGCGCGTGGGCGGTATCGCGGTCACAGCAGTCGTTCCAGAGCATATACAGTCTGCTTCCCGTGATGCCGTTGTCCTGCATCCGCTGGAAGGCGCGCTCCGCCTTGAACGGGTTGGTGGCGTAAGCCTGCATCAGGAATGTCATCACCCCCGGATTGCCTGCGCAAATATCAAAGCTCACCATCGTAAAATCTCCTTTGTTTTTTGTCTATCTGTTTCTTCTCTCCCCGGAGCTTCCGCTCCGGGGATTTTGTTGATTTCCGATTAGATGTCAAAGCCCGGCGCAAAGCCATGCGAGTAGAAGGCGTAGTTGCTGGCCGCGCCCCCGCTCGCGTCCACACCGCAGAAGTAGTTCGAGGCGTTCGCACGGACCGAGCGGAGCCAATACGGGTACGTCCCCTCGTCTCCGCACTCCTTCACCCGGTCCCGCTCCTTCTGGAAGATAGGGAGCTGGAAGCTATCTTCCTCGTCCGGCCACCACTTCCAGTCCGGGGAACCGAACACGTCCGTGGCGGAAGGCAGCCACATAAGGTCCGCGTACTCTACCCGCTCGCCGCCGATTTCCTCCACCATCTGGCGCGGCTTGAAGATTGCCCGCCACTCCGGCGCGATATGGGGAAGAATATTCACAAGGACGTGCGCCCGGCCCTTGCTCTTGAAATAGCCCGTCTTGTTGGTGGCCTCGTCGTTCATCACAGCCTCGGCCCAGCAGTCCTTGAACACGAAACGGGCCGTTGTGGGCGTCACATAGGCGCAGACCGCCGTGACGGTTCCGCCGGTATCCACGGGCACGTCGATCTCGTCAAAGGGATGTAGCAGCTCGTCCAGCTTCCCGGCGGCCTTGTTGGTCTGCAGCATCTCCGGGGTGATGTACAGTTGCTTGTAGGCCCTCATGTTATAGGTGGCCGGGCAGGTTCCCACGTTGACACCTGCCAGCACGTCACCGCTCTCCGGCACCGTGCGCTTCATAGCCTCCATCAGCCCGGCCAGAGCACCGGCGGCCTTGTCCGTCTGCCGGTCCAGGCGTTCCAGGAACACTTCCCGCTCCTGCTCCACCAGACAGTCGCTACCCTCGACTTTCATCCGGGCCTCTCCGAATTGCAGAAATAATTCACTCATACAGCTTGTCCTCCTTTAATTTATATAGGTATCTTTGCTTTTTAACTTCTCGCGCAGCTCCTTGTTTTCCTTCCGCAGGCGGTCGTTTTCCCGGTCCAGTGCGATCAGGACCAGCCCCAACACCGCCATACAGATGACTTGAATGATCAGCACGCCAATCGGCACCAGCGCCATCGTCCGCCAGAAAGTCATAGTTCTTTCAACTCCATTCCTTCCCCGCGCACATACACACCGTCGGTTTCGCAGGCTGTATTGTCGCCGTCCCAGTATGTTTTGCAGCTCTCGCAATACGCGGTCACACAGTCCACGAAGCCTTCCGCCGACTTCTTGTACCGTTTATACAGCCGACCGTCTTTGCGCACTCTGTAATCATGTGTCAGCGCAAAATGTTCTGACATCATCATGCGCCCGCCGCACTTCGGACACTTCGCCGCCGATACCCAGTCAGTCATCGCAACCGCCCTCCTCCACGATCTCCCGCCCGCAGCCGGGGCAGAAGTGCCAGCCGTTTTCCTCCGGGCCGTCGGCCTCGAAGTTCTCAATGTAGCCGCACCGGTGGCACATCCAGGTGTCATGCGCTGGGTCAATACAGGTATAAATTGTCTTTTCGTCCATTCCGTTCTCTCCTCACACGTTCACATAGCGGTTCCGGCAGTTCACATTGTTGCAAAACCGCTCGCGCCCGATCTCACGCAGACGATGGCCGCAATACTGGCAATAATCGCCCGGCTGACGCTGCACTTCTTCGTCTGCGTGCGTCCCGCAGTATCTCATGCGGTTCACTAGGCAGACCACAGACCCCGGCTGCGCGGCGGCCATGCAGACCGCCTTTGCTCTGCAAGAATAGCAATCCATCAAACCACCTCCGCGCGCCGGTTCCACTCCGTGCTTACCATGCGCATCGCCGTTGCCGCCGCATCCTTCGGCTTGTTGACGGTCCCTGGGGAATAGGCGATTTTCTTCTCGATCTGGCACCTTTCGCATCGGATAACCGCGATGATGATACCGCCGCCCACGGACGGCATTACGTGTTTGGTCGGCTCTGCACCGCAAAACGGACAACCTTTCAACTTACTCATGGCCTTCGCTCCAATCTATTGCCTGACCGCAGTTGGGGCAGTGTTTGTGCTTCTCGCAATCGACTTCGTACTGCTCGCCGCAGTTCGGGCACTCCCATGTGTCATACACCAGCACGCCGTCGGCGTATCCGTCGCCGCTCAACGCCGGTCTGGTGGGAAGCTGCTTTTTCAGGGCCTCCCGGCCCATGCGGCAAGCCTCATTGACCGGCTCAATGCTCTCGTAATGCTCCCGGTGCTGCGTGTCCAAAATCTCCATGGCCCGCTCGGTCGTCATGCGCATGTAATTCCCTCCTCTACATAGCACCAGCTCTGCGGTGCCCGTTTCAGTCCCCATGTTCGGGCGGATGCTGATAAGTACGGACTTACTCATGTACGCCGTCCTCCAACATCAGACCGCCGGTGGAATAGAGCTTATACAGCGTATTCCCGTGTCCGTCCGTTAGGTACGGTAGAAAAACCTCGTCCACGCTCGCCATCCCGGCCTCGATGATTGCCATTTGCGCCAGCACCCAGTCCCGGATATTCCGCCATCCTGTGCGCTCCGCCTGCTCCCGGTCGCCCTTGAGCTTCTGCTGCTTGAACACGAACAAAACACCGTCAATGTTGGCCGGGAGCATGAAGCCCCGCCGCCCGACAGGTGTATCAACGGAAAAGGTCACGCCGGTCGGTCGTCCCTTATCGTCGTATTCCACCATGATCTGCCGCGCGCCGTGTCCGGCGAGCGCGCCCTGTATTTCTCCCAGGCTGGTGAACACGTCCACCCCGGAGGTATAATTCTTGATTGCCATGGTCATCCCTCCTCAAAACAAACTGTATTGCAGGTCATCGTTGAGCATCGACCAGCGAAACCGTTTGTCATCCGGTCGAAGCAAGCCCATGTCCTCCAACTCAAACCGCAGGTCAAAATCATGTACTGTCCGCCCATCCGGGTGAAAGTTCACGGGACTGTCCTTGTCCCATTTCAGCAGCAACGACCACAGTTCCGGGTAGTCCTTGCGGAGCTGCCGCAGAGAATTGACGCCCTGATTGTGGCACATCCAGCAGCCGTCCCGGCAACTCGTTTCGTAGCTCGGTGCCAGGATGCCCTCATACTGGCAGTACAAGCCGCACAAGCCCTCCTCAATGCCGAACTCCACCAGCGGCGCGCGCTTCCACTCGTTCAACTGGCCGAAGCGTTTAGGCTCGTCCGCCGCGATGCCCAGGTATTCCACGATATTTTTACCGCCCCTCGTGGCGGGGCTACCAGAAAACACGGGTCTTGAGCTTTGTACACCAGTTTCCCCGCCGGTTGATGGACACGGGGAAGCCGTATATAGTCGATCTTGAGCTTCTTGCGCCAGCTCCCGATTTGTGCAGGGAAGCCCTGGATGCGGACGCTTTGCTGCTCTCTTGAGGTCTGACTGACACCATGGCCCCCACAGGGTCGGGAAGCCGAGTATCGTCCCTTGTTTGGCAGTACCCCCCCCCCCCCCCCCCCCTGCCGCCTTGGGCTTTTGTCTCACCG